CGCAGTGCCTTCAGAAAATTGGGATCGGGGCCGGTTCTCTGACTTTCCAGATTCGCTATCCCGGCCTGAGAAGTTGGCGTGTTCACCACCGAAGTGCGCGCCTCATCCGGCGACATGGACATGAGCCGCGCAGCCCCTTGAGCACCAACAGGCGGAGGCGCTCCTGCCGGGACCGGCACTTTCCTTCCGTCGAACGAAGTCCCCAGCCCTCCGCCAACTCCACCCACTGACACGTCAGGCGCGTCCGCTGAGTCACCCGACTGGGAGATATCCACTCCGGGCGGCCCGCCACGGATCCCTATTGGGCCTCCGTTAGCCTTTTTTTTTACGCTGCCGCCATTGGCGAAGCCCTTGCCCCAGTTGTGATAGGTGTATCCAACCGAGCCGCCCTTAGCCATTCCGGGGGGTCTATTCACCGGCATGGGCGGGGGCGGCCCGACTGGACCCGCTGCAGCAGGAGGCGGCACGTTCACGTTAATCGGCGGTCCACCGGCACCGGGCGGCCCGACCGGGGGCCGAGGAGGCAGCCCACCGGGAGAACCGCCAACCGGAACAGGTACGGGCCGGTTGACCGGCACGGGAATTGGCACTGGGCGCGGCGGAGCCGCAGCCTGACCACCACCCGGAGAAGCGATGACGATGTTCGTGGTTGAATGTCCCTTGCGGCTCTTCTTCTTGCCGCCCATCCCGCCACCGACAAAGCCGCCGCTCGCCAGCTTCTGCGGGGCACGATCAGCGCGCTTCAATGCAGCGCCGCCAGAGATCGTAAGCTCGCGCGATGTCCCGGCACCTTTGCTGGGATAGGAGGTCTTCTTGTACATCGAGCTTGAGCCGAAGGACTTTCCAGCTTTCGCGCCCAGCGCGCTCAAACGGCGCTTCTGCGAGGCTTTGGCTTGTGAGGCATAGGGATGTGCCATGGCTATCTCCGCCAACCGATGAGAAACGGCCAGCTTGTCGCTAACCGCCAAATGCTCCTCCGAAAGTAGACGTAACAGATTCCTCTGTTCACGTTCTCGATTTTCATATGATCCTCTGCCCCGGCGGGCGCGGCGGCGCGATCATTTGCGGCCATCCACGCACGAACTGCTCAGCCACCGGGGTCGCGAGCGGATGCACCAGCGCGCCCTCGGCGAGGTTCATCTGCTCCTGCGCGATCTTCTGGTTCTCGATCTTCTCCCGCGAAGCCCGCTCCTCGCGATTGTCGGCGAGCTTCATGTACTCCTTTAATACATCCATCTTCTCCGAGAGAATATCGAGGTTCGCCTGCATCTGGGCGTCGGCGGTCTTCTGCTTGAGTTCGACCATCTTGAACTGGATCTCGGCCATGTCAGCCATGACCTTGGGATCCATACCCGGCTGCTGCTGATCGTCCTTCTTCGCCATCAGGTCATCGACGTTGCCCATGCCGACCATGGTCGCCACGCGGCGGATCACCGCCGGGACATCCCACTCATCGGGCTTAAGCTGGACAAGCTGAACCAGCGCAACCGCCTTCATCACACGTATGGTGTGCGACGGCGTGTTGGGGTCCGCCATCGGCGTGAGGTTGCACTCTTGGAGCGCGCGGACGAGATCTTCCTTCTCCCACTCTCGCGCAGGAGATGACCTAGCGCAAAGCAAGCTATCCGGGTCGTCAATAAATAGGTCACGAAGTAGGGAGAACTCTTCCGCTTGCGCAATGTGCATCCCCTTGTGGACGCTGTCCAAGACCTTGACGGCTTGGTCTAGCATGGCAAGCGTCGTGCCGACAGGAACGTCCTGCCTTCCCTCCCCGACCATCAACTCTGGCGTCCCGCCGACACGACGTGCCTCCTCCTCGATGTGCGTAGTCACCTGCACCAGCCCGGACGTGACATCCTTGTACGGCAAGGGCATCACGTTCTGACCAATGGGCTGGCCGCCAGTGTTGATTCTTACACCTGAGCCCAGCCCAACCCGGAAGCTCATGGTGTCTTGGCGGCCCACTGTCTCGGAATAGAGAAAACCGGGCCAACTCGAAAAAGCCGCGCTGTCCAGCGCCAGCCGCCACGCCGTGGTGATCGCTGCCGTCGCGTTGCCCATGATGTTGAGCAAGCCTATCCCGTAGAAGCCCAGACCCTCCACGAAGGGGTACTTCACGATGGGCATGTGCTTGAGATAGCGGTCGTCGCCTTCCTTCCAGTTGCGGCGCACCTCTAGGACAGTCTGACTGTCCTTATCGATGGTCACGCGATACGGGAGCGGCAGACCGGTGATCTTGCCCTTCTCCTGATGCTCGAACCCGGCGATGTCCAGTTCGCAGTACACCTCGTAGATCGTGTGCTTGTAATCCTCCGGGCGCATCGAGTAGGGCGAGAGACCGGCCACGTCCTTCTCGGCCTTCTCGGCTGAGTCAGGATCTGGTGCGCTGGGGGTGTGGACATCGACAGAAAGGTACGTTCCGGCAAGCTGCATCCGCTTCAACATGGATTGTTGCATGTTGATACGATGCGTTACCCGAGCGCAGTCGGAGAGCGAAACCTCGTTGTCCGACACGATGATGTCTTTGGCATCGACGGTCTTCGACACCGGGCGGCGTCTGACCGGGCAGCGGTAGACCTTCTTGAAGCCGCAGCCGCCGAAGCCCTGCATGAAGAACATGCGGTTGGTGTCGGGATAGTATTCCCGGTCCACCACCGTCAGGTACCGGTTGAAGAGTGTCTCCAGATCCTCCGCCAGAATGTCACTGTCATCCTGCTTGACCCCAGCCTGCTCATACTTCTGCTGGCGACCGGGGGTACGGATGGTGCTGGTGTTGTTGATCTTGACCGGCCCGCCAGCGGGAAGAAGCTCGCCTCGGGCGTTGGCCTGAAACCGCATCACCGCATCGAGCATGATGGGGGAGCGGATGGTCGCTTGGCCTTCTACGGCAGTGTCGGCGTCGGCGCTAGGACTTCGTGGACTTTCTACTTTAAGGGCTAAGTGCTTGATCCCGGAGGCCCTTCTTTCCAGCCAGTCCATCCGGGTCTGCTCATCGGCGTCGATGCCGTTGAGGAGTTCGTCGCAGATCCGGGCTAGCTCGTTGTCATCGATGTACTCGCCCAGATTGGTGTCGTGGACCTTGGCCCCGGCGGGATCCTTGTTGCTCGCCTTCTTGCCATCCAGACGGATGATAAGGGAGCCGTCCCTCTGCTCGATGCCGATGTCCTCGACCCCCTCCTCGGCATCCTCCTGCAGGACGACAATCGTCCCCTCCGGGAAAGGCAGCGGAGCCTGACCGGGCAGCGGGTCGTCCAAGTTCCGGTAATGCTCGGTGGGGGTCGCGCCGTTCCCGTTAAGGCCGCCGCCGTTGATAGCCATAGGTGGGGGCTCCAGAATCGCGGAGCCACCATATCACGGCTTCTAACGGATAGGAGGCTTCCCATTAATGACGCGAAGCGGCAGGTTGGGGGCTGGCATCCACAGGTAGGGCGGCTTGCGCGGCTGCCCCTGATTGGAGCGCCAATCCCCCATCGGGCTGAGCGACATCAGCATCAGCCCGTCGTCGCAGGCACAGATCAGCATCACGCCCCTCGGAGGGAGGATGTCCATCGAGCGCCAGCCGTTGAGCGCGTAATCGATCAACTGCTCGTAGATCGCCGCTATGGCAGCAAGCTGAGAGTGATCGTAGGCGCGCTCTGACCAGCGCCTGACGAACTGGTCCTCGGTCTCCGCCATCAGGCAGCCGGGGCCGGGGGCAGGGGCGGGGCCTCCGTGTAGATCATCTGGAAGATCGAGGTGGCAGTCGTCAGCCAAAGCTGGCGGCGCTCGGGTGCCCAGTACGCCCCCGGCGCGGGAAGCTCCTGCAGCAATCCCATCACGAAGGGATGCAGATCCTCCAGCGCCCCAGCATCGTCCACCATCTTCTCTTCAGTGGCCTCACCCGTGGGATACAGTTCCGCCTTCTTACGCCTTGCCATTGTCGTCTCCCTTGTTAGTCGCTGAGATCGAGCTTGCGCTCATGTCGCCGCTTGAGATCCTCTACCGTAGGCTCTGGCTCATGGGCCTTCGGCTCCGGGGCAACCTGCTGAACCGAATTGTACCCAGACCCAAACGCCTGTTTGTACATATTGTCCTGCACCGCGCTCTGAGCGGTCTGATAGGCCCTTGCCAACTCGGAAGACTGCGGAGAAGTGACCGGAATGCTGCCCTTGCTGGCGCACATCAGCGCCTCCTTGAAAATCTGCAGCTTGGCGATGTGCTTGCCATCCTCCATCTCGTACCGGCTGATCCTCGTGACAGCATCCCCTACCCTGATCATCAACTCGTCCGTCTCGAACCCAACATGACACTCGATCCGTGCCCCCGTCCGGCGGCCAACATCGTCCAACCACGGCAACAGCACGTTCCTCATGCCCGTCAGGGAGAGCGCCATGGTCACCCCAGCGCCGGGTACAGCGCCGTGGGCGCGCGGACGTACTTGTTGTCATCGATGTGATCGAGTTCATCTTCATCCGGCAACTGCGCCAGACCTATCTTCCGTAGATGGATCATGGCTTGCGTCATGGCGTCAGCGAGGTCGTCGTGCTGCCCCTTGGGCAACTCGGCCAACTCGGTGATCACCTTCTCGGCCCAATCCTTGAAGAGGTAGTCGCCATTGCCGGTTCCCTCGGCGGGGGCGTAAATCAGGCCGCACTCAAACAGATTCTGTACGGCATAGGCCCGCGCCACCTTGTCACCCTCGGGAGGGACAAGCTGGACCCCGAAATCGGAGCGATCCTGCGTTTTCGGATTATGCGAGAGCAGATCCGAGATGTGCTGCGCTCTACGGCGTAATTCTTGGGCTACGGGGTGCCCTGACGCCTTGTCTTCGATCAAAACCCGATTGACCTTGAACTTTCGGCAGGTTTCCTCGACTTTTTTGATCAAATCGTAGAGTTCGAGGCGCTCCGCCCACGCCCACATCAGGATAACTCGCCGATTTTCCCACTGGTCGCGGCAAACTCCCACAACCACCGCCCCCGAGGGGTCGTTCTGCTTCTTCTCGGTCTGCGCCGTGTCCAAACTCAGCACCGTGTAGCTCATCACCGGCAATTTCGGCCACGGGACACCAAAACGTGGACATTCCGCCGCTGTATAGGGCCTCCAGTGCTCCCGCTTGATGATCCCGCCGCCACGCGGGGCAGGCCGCTGCTGGTACTGCCCCGCATAGGCAAACGAGCCTTTCTCCCGCTCGATATTCGCGACTGCTTCGGGTGAGAATCTCTCTGGCCACGCTAAGTCTCCGTCCTCCGTGCGCGGGTCCGCCCACCCTATGGTGTTGTACGGCTCGCGCCCCGCCTCGAACTCCATCGGAACCATCAAATGACAGTACGGCCAACCTTGTTCAAGTATGAAGCCGGAAATGTCCAACTGATGGACCCGCTGCATGATGATGATGATGGCAGAATCGTCCAAGTTATTGAGCCGGTCGGTGATCGTTTCACGAAACCAACGCACGGTATCTGTACGGACGATGTCGGACTCGCTTTTATGCACATCATGAGGGTCATCAATGACGACTCGGTCTCCTCTTTCGCCGGTACCAATGCCCTTAACTGACGAAGCAAACTTACTTCCGGTCTTGTCGTTGGTGATTTTGATCTCACCTTCCTTTTCGAGATTGAATTGGTCACCCCAAAGCTCCCTGTACTTGTCGTGCATCACCAGTTTGCGGAATTTGGTGTTGTCACGCTCGGTCAGACCCGAGGAATAGGAGAAACTGACGTATCTCAGGTGCGCCATGCCCATCGGACCCCACTCCCAAGCGGGCCAGAACACGTTCACCATGAGGGATTTCATCGATCCGGGCGGCACATTGATCAATAACCGGGTGATTTTGCCCAGCGTGACCGCCTCTAGGTGCTCGCAGATCGCATACAGCACCCATCCTTCGACCAACTTGGTCTCGGGCTCCAAGATATTCCAGAATTTGCGCACAAAATCGATCAAACCGCCCGGTCGCGACTGCTTCTTACGCTCACGGCGCAGTTCAAGCTCGTCCTGCATGAGCTTGAGAACGTCAGGTGCCAGTTCAGGCGCTAAATCCGTCTCTTCTGTCACTGCTCTCTCCCCGAATCGTCGGGAGATTATGCGCTAGACCGTTACGGGCTGCTTGGGGGGTAAGGCACGCTCTCCGCCAATGGGTCGCTTACGAGAGATGGCACGCTAACACTGATTGGGTTGCTCCATCGCGATGGCACGCTAATCCGGTACGGGTTGCTAGAGGCGAGTGGCACGCTGACCAACACTGGATTGCTTGCGTTGAGTGGCACGCTGGTAACGCTTGGGTTGCTCTGACAGCGCGGCACGCTGCTTTGCCATGGGCTGCTCGTCCAGACTGGCACGCTACTCCGCATTGGACTGCTAACCAAAGATGGCACGCTTCAGTCAGATGGGTTGCTAACGCGGTTTGGCACGCTGTGCCGGTGCTGGGTTGCTCGACGGATGGGGCACGCTGTATTTCTTCGGATTGCTAAATCATGATGGCACGCTCACCGAGGACGGGTTGCTCATTGGGACCGGCACGCTGCTGCTCCTTGGATTGCTGCTGATAAGCGGCACGCTGCATGCTAGCGGGTTGCTCGATTGAGTTGGCACGCTTGACCACGTTGGTGTGCTTCCGTCGTATGGCACGCTGCTCATGGATGGATTACTTGCCGTCGATGGCACGCTTCCACGTCCGGGGTTACTCGGCACATGTGGCACGCTGTAGCTAGGCGGATTACTCACTCTCTTTGACACGCTGACAGTTGACGGGTTGCTGATAGCCATTGGCACGCTACCGCTTTGTGGATTGCTCCTGCCTAATGGCACGCTTCGCTTGGTCGGATCACTCAGCAAGGCTGGCACGCTTCCGTGAGATGGGTTGCTCGGTCTTTGCGGCACGCTCATCATTTGTGGATTTCTGCCGAGAAACGGCACGCTGCAGAGGTCTGGATTACTCATGTCGAATGGCACGCTGCTGTGCTTCGGGTTCCTTCGCTACGGAGGCACGCTAGACAACCAAGGTTTGCTCTCACTCATTGGCACGCTGTTGTTATACGGGATGCTAAGTCAATGTGGCTCGCTGTGCGGTGCTGGATTGCTTGAGCTTGAAGGCGCGCTAAGGCTACCGGGGTTACTTTCTGTGGACGGCACGCTGTCGTCACCGGGTTTGCTTATGAGGGATGGCGCGCTGTAGAAGCGGGGGTTGCTCTTCGAGGATGGCACGCTTCGTGAACGTGGATTACTAACGGTCAAGGGCACGCTGTCCTGCCTAGGATTACTTGATAACTGCGGCACGCTCCTTCTACTGGGTTGCTCTCTTCGCGTGGCACGCTGTCGTGTTTCGGGTTGCTGTTTCATAATGGCGCGCTTGTCGTTGATGGGTTGCTATGGGAAGATGGCGCGCTTCTGGTTCAGGGATTACTGAGTTCATGCGGCGTGTGGACGATTCCCGAGCTTCTCTTCTGCATAAGGCAGGGTGATCGTGAGGCCCTCAAGCGTGCGCCACTGCACCCATAACTCCTGCAGGAACTGCTTCACCATGTAACGGGTGCTCGCAGTGTGGATGCGTCCCGGCGTCCAGTACGTCTTGAGATCAACCTCGCCCTTCTTGTGCAGCTTCTTCCACTCGTTGACGGTGATCTTGATGCGCGAAGGGTCACTCAGGATCCGGTTCTTGTATCCGTCATAAACATTGCGCCACTCGGAGCCCGAGCGCAGGAACGATGGCCCGAGAACGCCCATGAGCTTGGTCTTCAAAAACGGATTGTACGTAACACCAAGCCGGGTCTTGGTTTCACCGTTCTTGTCGAGGTACTCACGCTCCACGAGGTGCTCTTCCCGCCGCGACCGACCACTTCCGTTAGCCACATCCAGCCCGCCGTATTTCCAGAAGCTGCTGACGTGCCTTGCACGCTTTGGATCGAGATATGCGACGAGGACGCCAGCCATGGCTGGACCGATGCCGGTGACATTGACCAGATAATCCCGATAGATCGGGATCTCCTCCAGCGTGCCGGTGAGATCGCGGAACTGCTTGGCTTCCTGCCGCTCCAGCGCGATATACGAATCAACCAGCGCGAACTCGGCGGCGCTGCTGATAAGCGGACTTCCGGTCAGGTCCAGCTTCTTCATCGCCACCTTGCCCTTCTCGGATGTGATGCCATCCGTGAGGCGGCGGTATTCCGCCTTGATCAGCTTGATCGCTGACTCCTTCTTCTTCTCGGCTTCCTCGGCGTCGTCTTCGTCCTCGGTGTCAGCACCCTGCGCCTTGAGCTTGGCGCGGAAGTTGGCGCAAAGGCGCAACCCCGATTGCATCCGCAGTTGCTGGAGGTCGTAGGCTCCGCGCACCATGGCGCGCAGCACCAGAACGATATCATTGTCCATCTGTCAGACTCCTTCTCGGGTTAGAAAGCTGGGCTCCCATCCGCATTGCGGGTGATCGCGACATTCGCCCACATCGCCACCTCGCGCAGCTTGCGCAGGAGATAAGTCTTGTCCGGTCCTTCCGGCACGATGGCTTCAAGAAGCTGGGCGTAGACCGTGGTGGCGAAGCGCACCTGCGTCATCGCATCCTGCTGATCGTTGGTCGGCTTGAGATACTCGAACGTCTCTTTGTGCAGCGGCATCACGCATGCTCCCGCTTGAGTTTCTCCAGCAGCAACATCCTCGCCCACGACGAGAGTTGAAGGCCTTTTTTGTCGGCATCGACCTCGAACATCTCGCGTTCGTCCTCGGTCAGGCGCACCACCATGATGGAGGTGCGCAGGGCCGGTTTCATTTTTCGGGGTTTTTTGCTCATGGCATTTCCTCGCGGCTGGACAAGCTAACCGGATTGTATTACGAATGTCAACACATCGGGTAGCCACATGACATATGAAGCGCAGAACGCGGCACGGGTCAGGGAACTCGAAGTGGAGTTGGCCAAAGCCTGTGAGGGTGCGGGGCTCATTCTCCACGCCCTGAACTGCGCCATCCAGCTTACGGATGCTCTTATCTCGTATATGCCGGATGGGAGCCCGCTCCATCCCAACGTGGCGACCTGCAAGGGTGCACTGGACGAGGCGATGCGAGCGATCAACAGCACACTCAGGAACCCGGTGTCATGACCGATGCAATTCCCAGCCCCTCGCCGGAGCAGGAGATAAAGCACCTTGCCGATCAATGTGCGACCTTGCTGCGGGAGAACGAGCGGCTGACCAAGGAGAACATCGACAGGCTGCTGCAGAAGGGCAAGCTGGAGGACGAGATCCAGCGGCTGCGATCCTCACCCACCGTCGCGGAAACCGATGCCCTGATCGCGCGGCTACGTCTTGGTGTCACCAAGGGCCATGAGCCTTCGGACGAGGATGCTATCGAGGCCGCCGAGGCGCTGCATCGTTTAGCCCGCAACCAGATGAGCACCGATTACGCCAATCTGGCGCGGGTCACTGCGCTGCAAACCCAAGAAGCCGATGCCGCTATGCGGGAAGCCAATCACCAGCAGCAGCGCGCAGAGGCGCTGGACTACAAGTGCACCCAGTTCACCGAGGCGCTGCTCAAGGGCATGACCTTGGTGGACGAGCTTCTCCGGGAGAACGGGAGGCTGTGTGCCGCGTCAGGCGACCCGCCCAGCGTCAGGCTATTCGCCGCCAAGGCCGCTTGGGACGTGGCCATGCATAGACTTCTGGGAGATGTGGGGGATGATGCAACCGAATCCGAAACTACCCTGAGTCTGACAACCACCACAGAAGGAGAGAAGCGCGATGAATAGTAACCTGCAGTTCCCCCGGACGGTGCGTGCCTGCAAGGCCCACGACCTCGGTCAATGGGCAGTGGCGGACGCGCTGCTCAAGGAGGTCAGCGAGAAAGACCTCGCTGCCGCCGTGATCGAGTTGGCCGAGAACGGCATCGAGCACACCGCCCGCTACCTCAACATGCTGCGGCAGACAGCGGAGGTCTTCCCGCCCAGCCGCAGGCACGAGGGGTTAACTCTTCGCGCCCACATCGCTGCCGGTAACCCCGACAGCTTGGACGTGATCGCCCGCGCCGCCCGCAAGGCGGGCAGGACCGTCTCGCTGGAGTTCGTGGAGAACGTCCTGCGCCAGATGCGGGCGCTAGCCAAGGAGGCCGCCCGTGATGAACGCAAGCGGGCAGCCGAGGAAGAAAGAGAGGCAGAGAAGGAGGAACGAGAGGCACAGACACTCGCAGAGCGCGCAGCGGCCAAGGCCAAGCGGGAGAAGGCCCGAGCCAAGCGCAAGGCCGTGAAGTCTCCCAAGCGCAAAGACCTGCCCGCCCCCAACGAGGAGGATGTCAATCCGCTCGAAACCCGCGCGCAGTTCATGAAGAACGCCAACGAGGCTCGCCGCCTCGCATCGCAAAGTCTCAAGCTGATCAAGCCTGTCCTGAGCGAGTATTCGCCCGCCGCCGTCGCGGGATTGACCGATGCCGCGCTGACGGTCGCGAATACGTGGCGGGAGACCGCCAACACGCTGGGGACCGCCGCCATCAAGGGCGGCAAGGGCCTGCTCTCAGTGGTGAACGAATAGGACAGACAGGAGGACTTGAATGTCCAAGATGTCCGAATACGCTGAGACCCTGTACGACATCCTGCCGTGTGACAGCTACGAGGAATGCCGCGACGGGATGTCCGTCGTGTGGCCCGGTATCACAGTGGAGATCGTCAACAACGTCGTCCACTGGGTCCGGTCCAACCCGGACGAGGCCGGGTACAACATCTCCTACATCAAGCGTGGAACGCCGGGTGCTGGCGAGAGCAACCGGCTCTACGTGATCAACAAGGACGATCCCACCTTCAGGTTCAGCGAGGAACAGAGGGAACACTTCGACAACGGCGTCCTGATGACGGTCAAGACCATGAACACCTTCGCCGTCAACCAAGTCGAGATGCTGATCGCTGGGCAGGTCCACGAGGCTGGGCGGGTTGCCCGCGAGGCCTTGGAAGACCTGCAGTACCAGTTCGAGGGCTTCGTGCGCAGCATGCGACGCGCACGACGCATCATCACCGAGAAGATGAACGGCACTTCCTGACACTTCCCGACACTTACTGACACTTCCCGACACGTCAAGAGCCCCCGAGCTTAACCGCTTGGGGGCTTTCCGATTAAGGTTAACTGGGGACGGTGGCCCGGATCGTGTTTTTCCAGCAGATCCTGCAGCATCCGCTTCACGGTGTGGCGCTCGGCCTTGAGCCGCTCGATCTCGCCGCGTTGCCAATCCTGACCAGCTTTGAGCCGCTCGACCTCGGTGGCGTGCTTCTCCACCAGTGCGAGATATTCAGCTTCGCGGCGCTCGGTACCGTCGATGATCTTCTGCTGGTCGTCATTGAGCTTGCGCAGCCGCTCGATCTCAGCCTGCAGCGCCGCCTTCGCCCCGCGCAACTCCCTGATCTCGGCCTCTGCCCACTCAGCCGGTCTCGGCATCACTTCCCCCACCCCTGCCAGAAGCGGCGCGTCACCACCGGGTTCTTGATGATCGCCACGGCTGCGGCGGTCGCCACCAACTCGACCGGCTTCGGAACCCAGATATGAGGAGTGGCTAGCTCGTACCACGGATCGTAGAGGACCGTCCTGCCCTCCGCCTTCAACTGCGCAATCGGCAACCAGTCGGAGTAGCGCCCCGTCACCGCCGCCAACCCCGGAAACAACTCCTCCCGTATCTGATCCAAGGAGATCGCCATGGACAAACCCCGCTGCCGCCTATGCGGCGAACGCCACAACTCTAACGAAGGTCATACATTTGCCAACCCCTTCAAGCCTACGAGCATCGCCGCCCCGGAACACGTTAGACGCGAGAAACCCAAGCCCCCAACCCGCATCGGAGCCCCCGCCCCATGGGTACCCTCACCTCAGGCCTCATCCTCACCGCCCTCTGCTTCTGCTTCCTCCTCGGCCTCGCGACCGGCATCTACTTCGCCGTCTTCCTCTCCGTCCGCTACAGCACCTCCCTGCCCCGAGTGCCAAGCCCTCCGCTCGCGGGTGGCCGACCTCGAACTCCGGGTCTTCCAACTGGACGCCCGCCTGACCAAGGCTGAAGCGGGCGTTACCGTTACGAAGAAACGGCCCCGTAACGCCGTTACGCCCGTTACGGAGAAGCCAGATCCCGTAACGGCAGCGGAACGAATGAGGGCCTACCGCACCCGGAAACGGAAAAATCCCGGCTAGATTTTTTTGTCTAACGAGATCAATAGGATAGGCCATGTCGACCAAATATGGCGGGGTTTTTGGGGGGAGGGCCTTCCTATAATTATAATTTCCGCGCCGGGGGGGGGCCGGGGGGCCTCGCCCTGCCCTGCCTGCGCCTGCGCTGTGGGGCTGCGCGGGGCGGAGGTGGTGTCCGCCACGCCCTACTGATATCACTCACGAAATAGGCGTATCGCTATCCGTGCCCATACTCGTGCCCATGTTGCGTACCGCCTTCCGGCGCGTCCGGGACGGGATAGGCGCAGTGTCCGGTATGCTCGATGTGTCTGGAGTTGCTGGGGTATCCGGCGTCACGTCCACGATGCCCGCCTCGCGCTTGGCCAGCATCGCTTGGATGGCCTCGATGCCCTGCTCCAGTTGCTCGTCAGTCATGGCCTTGACCCCTCCCGTGTGCGTCACCTCAAGCTCGCGCGGGACCAGAAGCACAAGCAACTTCAGGAAGATGGCGGGCGACTGACGCATGACCTTGTCTATCGCTGCCTTACCGCCCTCCCGGAACGCGGCGTGCATGGCCCGGATGGTGTCAGCGTTCAACTCCCGGCGTGCACGCGATGCACCGCCGGGGTTGCCAGAAGCCCCCGGCAGGAACGTCCCCTTCGTGCTCCGTGCCGCTGCCGTGCTGGCGGCGTTGCGCTGTGCGGTGAGCTTGGCGTTGCTGGTGACGAGTGCTGTCTGCCGATTGGACATCGCTTGCTGGCCTCATGCTGGGGCTAGAGACAGCCCTGCATTGACCTGACTGTCTGGCCGCCGCGACCCTAGCACTCCGAGGGTGACTTGGCCTAGCCGCTGTCCGCTGGGTCCGGGCTCGTGGCCCTAGCAAGGGCCTGCAAGGCAGCCCGCTCGGCCTCTGGTGTCACCGGCACTCGCCGCACTGGGGACGCCGCACCATAGGTGCCGCCGCGCAGCCCTCTGGGCTCCTTGAGACCGGGCCTCGCATCCTCTGCCTGTCGGTACGCTCGCACCATAGGAATACAATCCTAGTCCGGTAGGTAGATCGTGCCCCAAGCAAGACCTCCCTTGGGGCAACCCAGCCTCTCGGCCCGTGGCCGTCTCACCGCTTGGCCCGACCACCGACCCCAACCGGCAGGCCCCCTTGCGGTGCCCACCGGGGAGTATGCTGCCGCGAGGGATTCCGCGCCTTGTCGCCGCGTCGGTCAAGACAGTGCTCCTGTCCTATCACAGGTTTATTGGGGAGCTTTGGTAACTGTTACCATTGGTAACTAAACACGAAACATGGTTGCCTCTGGTAACCAACGCAAGATGTGCCTGCGGCAGTAGGACAAGTAGCGTGTCGTGTCACGCGACTAATGGAAAACACGCTCCAATGTTCCATAATACGCGCACCAGAGTACCACAGCGGATGCCTCTGGGAGCCCCTAGGGAGCCCGCTGGTGCGTTCCCGTGGCGACCATGTCAGGGTAGCACCCCTCCCGGATAATCGCATCAGTGACGATTTCATCTGTGAGTTGTGTAGCACAACCCGCACACATTTGTTCACGCTCTGATCCACACTCTATATACGTCCGTAAACAGAGCGTATGACAAAGTACGTGACAGACCGGCATCACTCGTGCTATACGGGATACCTCCCCTCGTGGTGAGGGGCCAAGGAGTCTGACCAATGTTCACCTCTCCCAAGCTCTACGCCAAGGCCATGCTGAACGCCTTCGACACCCACGAGCTAGCCCTCGTGAACCTCTACGAGGCGGCCAAGGCGCATCCCTCTATCCCCAACCGCTTCTGGTTCGATTGCGCCGAGGAGCTTCGCCGTATGGAGCGCACCAAGCGCACCCCCAAGGCGGTGACCGCAGGCAGCATGCAGGGCTGATGTGACCCTTCGCAGCAGGCCCTGCGGGGCCTGTCACGAAGTGCCATCCCGGCCTTCACAACAGGATGTCTGACACCATGACCAATAGCTGGACGAAGCAAGGCAATAGCTGGGCAGTGCAGTGCCCGACCCAACAGGCCCCCGGCGCGGTCGTCACCGTGTCCAACCGGGCAGGTGAGCAGAAGACCGTCACACTGGGCGCGCTGCTCGCCAGCACCCGCTGGGGCTTCGTGTACGCGGTGGCGCAGGCAGCCCCGCGTGAGACCGCGCAGGTGGGCAAGGTCGATGGCATCCTCGCCCTGTTCGACCGCGTCAAGGCCAAGCGCATGAAGACCCCCGCCCTCGTCGTGGGCGTGCCGGTGACCGACCGCGACGCCTTCATCCGCCAGCACCCGCTGCTGACGCTCTCGCAGAACGTCAAGACCGGCGAGTCCTACTTCCTCGCCAAGGTCTATGTCGCGACCGCGCGCGCCAAGGTACCGGGCAGCATCACAGTGGTGAGTGCCGACAGCCGCGACCCCTACGATGACCGCTCAGTGTGGTTCGGTCGCCTGCTCACCGATGGCACGTTCCAGCCATCCCGGAAGGCACCTGATGCGCTCGCCGCACGCCTTGCTGCCTTCGCAGCCGAGCCCGGACGCATCGCTGGTGAGGCGGGCCGCCTCGTGGGGCGGTGCTGCTTCTGCAACATTGCTCTGTCGCAGGGCAAGTCCACTGCGGTGGGGTATGGCGAGACGTGCGCCGCCAATTGGGGCCTGCCGTGGGGCAAGGATACCGAGGCCTTCGTGGCCGAGGCCATGCCCGCCCAGCCTGTCCGCAAGATCGATCTGGACGACAACCCGCAGGACTACGCCCCGGATTACGAGGGCGACATCTACGCTGGCACCCTGCGCCGCGCCTGACCCATGCTGGGGCGGGTGACAGCTTGACACCCTGTCACCCTGTCCCGTATAAGAGCCGTTCCAACCCATCGAGGAGTCTGACCGATGCTTACCAAGTCACAGATCGAAGCTGCCAACGTCGCGACCCTGTTTCGTGCCCGCAATTGTCTGGTCTGGTGCGTGACCTCCGAGGAGGCCCGCGTTGAGGTCAACCTCGCCGAGGCAGCCGCTGCCGCGAAGTTCAAGACCATGTTCTGGGATGTGGCTGGAGGCCCGACCGACATGGCGGGCAACCGCCTCACCATCGAAGACCCGGCGGCAGCGTTCGCCCCCGACCCGGCGGCAGCCAACGGCAAAGACCCCGGCGCAATCCTCGCCCACATCGCGAAGCAGGCGCGCTCAGGGACCGAGCCGTGCGTGTGGGTGCTGCGGGACATGCCGACGTGGCTGGTAGGCCCGCCCATGGCCGCCACGCTGCGCGCCCTTCGCAACCTCGCCAAGAGCCTGCCGGCGGCCAAGTGCCCGCAGGCCATCGTCGTGCTCACCCCCAGCGCAGAGGTGCCCCCCGAGTTGAGCGGTCATGCGGTGGTCGTGCGTTGGCCCATGCCCGACCGCACCGAGCTTGCTGGCATGCTCGACAGGATGGCGGCGACCTACAAGCTTGACCTCAACGGCAGCCGCGATGCGTCCATCGATGCAGCGGTGGGCCTGAGCGGCGAAGAGGCGGAGTCTTGCTTCGCCCGGTCGCTGGTCGCGCTCAAGCGCATCGACCCTGTCCGCATCGCGCAGGAGAAGAAGACCATCATCGCGAAGGCAGGCCTGCTGGAGTGGATGACGCCGCTCCCCAACGGGTTCGACGGTGTCGGCGGGCTCGATGTCATCAAGACGTGGACCCTGCAGCGCAAGCTCGCCTACAGCACCGCTGCGGTGGCGTATGGCCTGCCGACCCCCAAGGGCATCTTCCTCGTGGGTGTGTCGGGCTGTGGCAAGAGCCTCATCGCCAAGGCCATCGCCACTGTGCTGGGCGGATGGCCGCTCGTGCGTTGGGACTTCGGTGCCATGAAGAGCAAGTTCATGGGCGAGAGCGAGGGCAACTTCAGGAAGGTCCAAGAGATACTCGCCGCCATGGGCCGCGTCGTCGTGCTCATCGATGAGATTGAGAAGGGCCTGTCTGGTGCCGTCAATGGCGGTGCCGATGGTGGCGTTGCTGCCGACCAGCTTGGGTCGTTCCTGACGTGGATGCAGGAGAGGCAGGATCAGGTGTTCGTCATCGCGACCTCGAACGATGTCACCAAGCTGCCGCCCGAGCTACTGCGCAAGGGCAGGTTCGATGAGTTGTTCTGGGTGGACCTCCCGACCCACCGCGAGCGCATGTCAGTCCTTGAGGCTGCCCTGCGGCAGGCTGGACGCGGCAAGGTGTCGGTCGATTGCGGCGCAGTGGCTGACGCCACCGACAAGTTCAGCGGCGCGGAGATCGCCGCCCTCGTGCCCGATGCCCTGTTCGCAGCGTTCGCCGATGGCGAGCGTGAGCTTGCGACCTCCGACCTGATCGCAGCGGCGCGTGCGATCACACCCCTTGCTGAGACCAGCAAGGAGACCATCGACCGCATGCGGGCATGGGCCAAGGGCCGCACCCGCCCCGCCACCACCCCCGATGCAGTGGCCGAGAAGGCCGTCAGCACCGGACGCAACCTAGACCTCTGACACGTTGACAGCACCCTGTCATTCTGGCAGGGTGCTCCCCTCGAACCCACAAGGAGTCTGCCATGCAACTTTCCACTCTTCGCCCCGGCCTGCTGGTGTCGCTCAAGACATCGCTCAAGGGCAACGTCAGGTATTCCACCCTCACCCTTGAGGGCGACCACATCACCGACGACGGCGCGCGCCGCGCACGCTGGGAGACCGAGCGCACCGTCATGGACCCGGCGGAGCACGAGGCCGGGATCAAAGCCCGCTCCCTCGCCCGGTCCCGCATCCAGTGCGTCTGCGCGAACAGTGCCTTTGGCCTGCTGTGCCCCGAGGCAAGCGCCGACAAGCTTGAGGCAGCCGTGGCCGAGGCGCGCGCCATCGTGGACGCCTTCAACCGCACCGCCACGCTCACCCGCCTCTCGTTTAATTTGATCGCGGGCAAGATCGCGCCCGACGATGTCGAGGCCATCCGCGCCATCAACTCCGAGATGTCAGACCTGCTGGCCAGCATGGCCGAGGGCCTGTCCAACCTCGACGTGGCCAAGGTGCGTGACGCTGCCAACAAGGCCAAGAGCGTGGGTGCGATGCTCACCCCTGCGGCGCAGGAGGCAGTGCAGGCAGCCATCGACGTGGCGCGCAAGACCGCCAGACAGATCGTGACGGCAGCCGAGGAGGGCACTGCCGAGATCGACCGCGCCGCTATCCGTAAGGTGCTCGACGCGCGCACCGGGTTCTTGGACGTGGACCTCGACGCCGAGGCACCGGCTGCCGACCCTATCCCGGAGCTAACGCCAGCGCAGGAGGAGGAGATCAGGCAGCGTGACGACGACGCCGCCTACGCCTCGTGGCTGGACGGCGAGCAAACCGAGGAGCCCGAGGCTGTCATCGCCCCGGTCGCCACCCCCGTCCGCACCATCGACTTGGAGGATTGAGCCATGGCCTGCGAGACCCGCCTCAAGCCCCGCCAGACCATCCAGCAACGTGCGACCGAGGTGCGCGAGGCAATGGTGCGCCTCGCCGCCGCCCTCGCAGCGGGCCGCGTCAAGGTCGCCATTGGCCCCACTGGTGCGCCCGTGTTCACCGGGTGGGACGAGGCCAGCCGCGATGGCATCACCGACCTCTGCGCCTACCGCCGCATCATGGCGAGCGGCAGCGTCACCCTCATCGAGGCCATCAAGCGGGCCGAGATGATGTCGGGCCGCCCGGTCAACCGCGCAGCGGTCGCTGCAGGGCACCACAGCCACGACGGCGGGGTGACGTGGCACACCCACAAGGGGTGACGATTGCAGCCACAGGCGGGCTCCGCTGCCCGCCTGTACCGGCAACCGCCGACCACCGACCACCAGCAACAGGAGTCTGAGATGCAGACCGCCAAGATCAAGCCGCAGGGCATCTACGCCATGGAGCGCAACGGCAAGCTCGTGCGCTTCTACGTGGCCGCCATCGTCACCACCAAGGAGGCACGCAAGACCATCAATGAGATTGAGGGCTATGTGCTGGAAGACAAGACGCCCGAGGGACAACGGGGCCTCATGATCAAGAAAGACCCGGCAGACCTCATCGGCCCCTACGAGGAACAGGCCGAGCTTGTCGCGCGCCGAGAGCAAGAGGCCATCGAGCGCAAGGCCAAGGAGGAGGCCGAGCGCCTTATCGCCGAGGCCGACCGGCTGATGCTCTATCGCTTCGTGGGCGTGACGCCGAATCCCAAGGTGAAGCCCAGCGAGTACAGCCAACCCTTCAGCGTGGGCTATGGCCGCAACCTCACCATAAGGGACGATGGCGACAAGCTCATCATCGAGCGGGTCCGCGCGCTGGAGTCCGAGAGGGACCGCAAGCCCGAGAGCGTGGGCGACCCGAGCCCCGAGCTTGTCGCTGCCGCGCAGGCGCAGTGGAAGCGTGAAGGCAAGATGTGATTGAGCCCGTGCCCATGGTTCGCCGTGGGCGCGACCGCAATCATGCGAGAGGAGTCTGACATGACAAGCTCTATCCGTACCCACACCGACGAGCGCAGGCGCAGGACCAGCAAGCCTCGCCCCCAGCACACCGAGTATTCCCACCTCACCGCCGAGGAGCTTGTCGAGCGGGTGAACGCCGCGCGCAAGGCCATGGGCTATGCCGACACCCGCGTCAGCTATCAGGGCAGGGGTTGGTATCACCGCCGCACCTCCGGGCTTGCGTGGGCCTTCAAGGAACGCCGCTATCAGGTGGAAGATTCGCTGCGCCGGTTCGAGGAGCGCGCACGCCAGCAGGAGGCCGACCGTCCCCTCCGGGAGAAGACCGCGAAGGACGAGCACCGCCGCCGGTCCTTGACGCTCGCCGCTGGCGACATGCTGGCTGTGCTGCGGCAGGTGCAGAACTACTTCAATGATTGCAGCGAGCCGAGCCGTGCAGCCTGCCGCGCCATCGTCCATGCGGTCATCGAGAAGGCCGAGGGCTGCCACGACCATGACTGGCACCGCGATCAATTCAACATCGAGGTGTGCGCGCACTGTGGTGAAGAGCGGGGGGAGGGGCGATGAAGCCCGCAACCACTCTCATCGATGCGCTGTACCGCACGACGTTCCGGCCCAAGACCCACCCCGGCTGGAGGTCCAACACCGACATGCGCCATGCGCTGGAGAGCGCGCGGCGCTTCGTGCTGGATGACCGCATGTCCGCGTTCATGGCCGAGCTATCGAACGAGAGCTTCATCCGTGCTGGTGTGGCGGGTGACCCCGTCCCGCTGTGCTCACGCCTCGCCGATAGCTTGCGCGTGTCGGCGCGGCTGCCGCATGCCAGCATCTGGATTGAGTACCCGCTGCGCCCCTACCAGCACCGCGCATATGAGGTGCGCAAGGGGTACTTCCAGCCGCACAGCCCGCCCGTGGATAGTGAGATACCGGCGCGCGAGGGATGGCTGATCCAGCAACACCCCGGCATCGAGACCGCGCACATCATGCATCTGTTCACGTCTGGCGATGCCGTCACTGTCACCGACGACGGCATGTCGATGTGGACGTTTCCATTCACGATGGCGTGGATGGCTGATGATTCACCCTTGCCATGGCGCACGATCATTCGAGGTCCGAAAGACGGCGACAATGGCCAGAGGTGGGAAGAGCCCATAGGCGATCCCAACAACGATATCTCCCGGCGCTTTGGACATATGTCGTCCATCCTATCCGGGATACCCGGATACGACCGCTACAACGTGGGCTTCGTGATCTCGCCGCTGATCATGGACCCGCGTCATGTTCACCCGGACTATGACCTGCATTTCCGTTACCTGCTCACGGAGTGGACCGGCGTCCTGCGCCGCGTCTGGGCGCTGCTCTCCACCATCGACCACCTGCCTATCCTCAAGGGCGACGTGCGCCTGACCAAGGGGTTCCTCGCGCGCGGTCGCATCCGCAAGTATCTCAGCCATCACACCATCACGCTCAACGTCCCGGCCAAGAAAGATACCCGGATACTGGCGAGGCAGATGATCGCCATCGCACATCGCAAGCGTCACGAGGTGCGAGCGCATTGGCGCGATGACTGGCGCAACCCGCCGAGCAAGCGATGCAACCCGCACATCTGGCAGCCGCTTGACGACAACGCCGACCTCATCCGCTGCGACCTCTGCGGTGGGCGGCAGATGCATATCCACAAGCACGAGCGTGGCGATGCCGCGCTGGGCTACGTCACGCACGACTACGCCGTGACGCATCCGACCGACCAACCCAAGGCTTGACCATCCCCTGACAATCTGTCAGGATACGCACCCACCAACCAAGGAGTCTGACATGCCTACCGACGACACCGAGGCCCTGCGCCGCGCCATGATCGAATCTGGCCAGCCGCAGCAGGATTGCGCCAAGGCCACGAAGCACTGGAAGACCGAGGCCCTGCGCGCCGAGTTCATCGTGCATGGCTTTCTCGCCCCCTTCATCATCGTCACCCGCAAGAGCGACGGCGTGAAGGGCTCGATGGAGTTCACCAACACCCCGCGCGTCTACTTCAACTTCATGCCGGATAACGACTGATGCGCGCCCACATCGAGACGGTGGTGGTGGTCGCCCTCGTGATCGCGCTTGTGATCATGGTGGCGACCCTCACCGGCTGCCAAGTTCCCCTACGCAACTACTGAACCCAAGAGGAGTCTGACATGGTTACCAAGCTCAACAAGCCGCTTCAGTGCAGCATCTGCAAGACACCCATCCAGCCGAATCCAATCTCTGGCTGGGCCGGTGGCAACAATGCGTGGCCCGTCAACGACGGTCGCTGTTGCGACGAGTGCGACATCGAGCATGTGATCCCGCTCCGTATCATGCGGCTGATGAAGAGCCGGTTCGAGGCGGAGGGCTCGTGACATGAACAAGACCACCCCCAGCCTGCGCGAGCTATTCGACCTCGCGTGCACTAACGCCAAGCGCATCTTTCTGGAGGAGGGCGAGGTCTCGCCCATCTGGCATGCTATCCCGGAGGATATCGCCTCGCCGCAGCTACTGATCGCTACCCCGTGGTGCAGCGACGAAGAGAAGGAAACGGCCATCGAGGCTATACGTGAGATGTTCAAGCTGCATCGTGTCCAACGCTTCGTGTTCGTCACCGAGGCGTGGGCCGTCATGGGTGGCGACCTCGCTACCGTCTTCAAGGGCCGCCCCTCCCAGCATCCCGACCGGCGCGAGATACTGCGGGTGCAAGCAGAGGATCGCAATGGTGACAGCCTCACCGGGAGCTATTATATCCTGCGCCCGGAGCATGGTCCTGTCACGCTGTCCCCGTTCAAGGAAGACCCGCCCCACATGGTCACCACTGGTCGCCTGTCCGGGATGCTGGCGTCATGAAGCTAGGCATCGACCGCCATATGCCTCCCACAGTCTGTCTAGGCTGTGGGGGGAAGATCGATGGTGCAACCCATGTCGGGGAGGAAGACACCACCCCTGATCCCGGTAGCGTTGTGGTCTGCATCTACTGCGGACATATCATGGCCTATGACGAGGGCTTGAAGCTTCGCGAGCTAACACTGGAAGAGCAACTAGATGTTGCTGGTGACCCCCGCATTCTGGCAATTCAGCGTGCGCGAGCCATCGCAGAGAAAATGGAGAGAAAGAAGTGACACCGCATCAATTCAAGTCGGCCCGCCGCACACTTGGCTGGGCCTATCCCAAGATCGCCGAGGTGCTGGGGAAGTCGGAGCGCGAATGCTACCGCTACTCCAACGGCACCGTGGAGATACCGGAGACCGTGGGCAAGCTCCTGCGCCGTCTGGTGCAGGACCGGCTGACCCTCAGTGAGCGCAAGTTCGAGGAATCGGTCGCACGGCTCTAGCCTACTCGAATCAACACACGTAACCCCTGACGATGGAGTCTGACATGGAACCCGAGGAACTGACGTTTGACGACCTCGCGCTGATGGTCGCCGAGGGTCTCGATGGCATCGAGGCCGAAACACTGGAAAAAGTCGTGCGCGTCATGTTCGACGCCACGGTCCAGTGGAGCGAAGAGAAGGACCGCTATCTCGTGACGCTGGGGGCCTGACAATGGACATCAACGGCTTTACCCCCTCACGCCGCGTCGAGAAGAACGACAAGGGCTATACGGTATATGTTCGCCCGCCGCAGATCATAGGCACCATGCCCGAGGTCAGCGTGACCCTCACGATAGGGCAGTACGGAAGGTACCTGCTCTGGCGCGACGGGGCACAGCTTATCCAAGACGCCCTCCCCGACCTCTCGCCCAGTGAGCGCGAGATGCTCATGACGGGCCTGACCGACGAGGACTTTGCCAAGCTCGCTGGCGAGCCCGACGAAGCCGCCTAAGTGAGTCGCGTCTTATCTCTAAGGTAGTCGCGTCACATCCCTAAGTTTACCTGCGACAATGTGTCACAGTGACACGCTGGCAGGAGTGTGCTATAATAGCAACATCATCGGGGATCATCCCGGTTCCCGGTGACCGCTGTTTGAACCGTTAATCAGGAGTCTGACAACATGACCAACAGTCATGACTATCTTGCTGTCATCCTCATCGGTGGTGGTTCCTCGTGGGGCCGCTCTCCCGACAAGGAGGAGGCGATCAGACGCGCCATCGCCAACTACCGCGACTGGGATGTCTACTACAAGGTCGCCAACACCGAGGTGATCATCAACGTCACCGACGTGCAGGGCTACAGCACCGTCGCTTGGAACGACCGTGGCATGCACGGCAAGAACGAGGCGACCGGCAAGGATGAGACAATCGACCGTCCCATCGAGCGGGTCACCCGCACCACCCCCAAGTGGCAGCGGCGGAAGACGAGGGTGTGATGCTCCACACCCCCATCTACGACGTGCGAGGGGGCCGCGCCTACTGCGGCCCCACCGCCATCGCCGCTGTGACCGGGGCGCCCATCTCGATTATACGGGATGTGATCCGGGCGCAGATCGGAACCAAGGCCAACGGCCACGCCATGCCGGTGATCGGCATCAGTCCCACCACGCTGGTGAAGACGATGCAGGTGTTGGGCTGGGAGGTGGTTGCCACGACCGACTGCCAGACTAGCAGTCGGGTCTACCGCTTGGATGACTTCCTTGAGCTTGTCCAGATGGGCACGGTCAAGGGGCCGCACATCGTCTGGGTCACCGGCCACTTCTATGCCGTGGACGACGACGAGATATGCGACACCTACAGCAAGATCCCGCTGGAGATCCACCGCTTCAAGCGCGGTCGGATGCGGTGGGTGAAACGCTGGTGGAAGTTCGAGAAGCCTGAGTAGAGCAAAGCCCCGGAGGGTTCGGGCCTTCCGGGGCTCCTCTACGTCTGCCCTGCAGGGCTCTAGGGGGCAGGGCATCAAGCTTGGACAGACGAAGCTCGCTGGGCTTTCTTATTAGTCGTCCTCCTGACAGAACGGTTCAAGGCCATCACGCATTCCCAACAAGGACATCCGCTGCGATGCACACCTGTCAGGGTGGCAATCTCTGCCTGCGTGAACTCGTAACGCCGCAGCAGGTTCCTTGTCTCCAGCCACAGCGGCCCCCGCGACAGGCTCCGCACCACCCGGCGATCAGCCGCCTCCGGGCCGTACACGTATAGTCGCAACGCCAGAAGCTCGTAGCTAGCCAGCGTCGTCTTCGGTACGTCGTCTGCCATTGGGGTTTTTCTTGCTGCGCGCCCACTCGATTTGCAGGTGCTTGATCCACCCAGCCACCTCCGGGCCGCACGCCATGGGCGACACCCGCTGGATGCTCCACGGTGGCTCTGTCTTGAACTTCTCCTTGTACTTGAAGAAGGCCCAGCCCTCCCGGTAGCCCTTGATCAGGGCATAGCCCTTTAGCTGGGCGTAGAACCGCTCCTTCTCCTGCATCGTATACGTGATCGGATTGCGGTCGCGTTTCTTGCGGAAGATCCCATCGAACTCCACCAGCACGCCATCACGCTCGATGATGGGCGATAGAGGTATCTTGCGCTCGAACCCGCACGCTGGGCAGACCTTCACGCCGACCGGGATCAGGCACGTACACTGCGGGCACGGCTTGGGCAGGCGCGGCTGACGGATGACCTTCGCGCCTAGGTCAAAGCGCCCGCCGTTCAGGTGCTCGTGGTGGATGTCAGAGGCGAAGCCGAGCCGCATCGTGGTGTCGGTGTGATCCAGTATAATGGCCTTGTCCTTGCCGTCCGCCGTTCGCAAGGATCTGCCGATAATCTGGACGAACAGCATCTCGGACTTGGTCGGTCTGGCGAGGATCAGGCACCGCACGTCCCAATCTACGCCGGTCGTCAGGGTGCCAACGGCACAGACAACTTCGATCTCGCCCGCGTGGAACTGGCGCTTGATCTCCTTGCGCTCGCTCATGGGCGTCCGGGCGTCTTGGTACCCGCATGGTATCCCGGCCTCTAGGAACCGCGCCTGCAGCATCTGAGCGTGCGAGCAATCGACCGCAAAGCAGAACGTCTTCCCCCGTCCCCACTTCTCTTGGTACGTCTTGATGATGTTGGCGACGAGGACGTTGTCCTGCATCACGTTGGATAGCTGTCCTTCGTGATAGTCGCCCGCGACGGTCTTGACGCCGCTCAGGTCTGGATGGTCACTCGCGAATACCGTGAACGGGGACAAGTATCCTTGGGCTATCAATTCCTTCGTCGTGCTCATCACTAATAGCGTATCGAAGAATCTGCCCAGTCCTCTCGTCCAAGGTGTAGCGGAAAGGCCAATGAACGGGATCTTTGACCAGTCCTCGTGCTTTAGCCACTTGATGTGCTCCGCATGCAACTGGTGGACTTCATCGAAGATTACCACACTGGACTTGGGATAGGCCTCGCGCCTTCTGACGGTTTGGATGCTGGCGATCTGGACCGGCTTCGACCAATCCGTAAGAGGATGGTCGGCTTGGATCACGCCGATATCCCGGATACCTTCTTCGGCGAACATCTCGACCGTCTGGTCGATGAGGCTGATGGCGGGCACGACGAACACCAGCGGGTTGCCCTTCAGTTGGGCTCCCACGACGATCTCGGCGGCCAGCCGCGTCTTCCCGCTGCCGGTGGGCGCTTGGACGACGATGCGCCGCACGCCCTGACCCACGGTCGCCCTGATGTCGTTAAAGGCGTCTTCCTGATAGGGGCGAAGGATCTTCACTGATCCATCTCCGGGTGCCGCTCACCTGTCAGGGGGCAGGGAGGATGCTTGCCCTCACACCACAGGAAGGCGCACTTGCAGCGGGGATAGTCACACAGAGCAGCGCCCGCCCCGGAGTCTGACCCAGAGGACGGGCGCGCTTTGGTTTCATACCTTCGATGCCGCGAGGATAGCATCATTCACCTCCCGCTTCCACTCTTCTCGTTCCAGATCCTCGTAGAACTTCGCGAGGCAGCTTCCATGCACTGACACGCCGCCATCCGGCGCACCCTCGTAGGTCGCGCGCTGGAAGTACCCGTAGCTCTTGCCGCACACCGCGCACTTGCCGACGTACTGTTTCTTCATGGTGACTTTACAATCTTGAGGCTTCGCCACTCAAACGCCGCACCCGGCTCAGTATCGAGGATGTCGCCACGGTCCTGACGACCGAAACGCTCAACCCATTCGCACTTTGTCTGGAAATCGAGATAAGCGATGGTCCCGCAGCTAAAGCCCAACACGAGGAACACCGGCACGCGCAGGATCTCATCGACCTTGCGTGCCTCCAGCACCTTCCGCTTGCTGATGCGGTAGTCTGGATACCCGCCAAAGGCAAAGTTGCGCCGCTTGTTCTCGGAGAAGGCAACAAGGAGCCCGTCGCGCAAGTAGGCACCATCGATGTGCGGATTGTCTCCTTGGATGGGCACGTACTTGGCCCTGTAGTACCGGGCAAAGATCTGACCAAGCCCGACTTCTGCCTCTGTGTTGGCTTCAGTCTCGTATAGTGGACGAGGCATGATCTGGCTCCCACGACAGACGATGGATTGTAGTCGGTAGCCCAATGCTGGCACGATCCCAGACGAACCATGCGAACGCTATGCCGCTCTGGGCTCTCTTTCCCTGCCAGCCATCCCTGTGCATGAAGGGCAGCCGCTTGCGAAAGACGTGTATCCGGGCGAGGCCGCAGTTCTCCAAGATGTGCGACCGTCGCGCGCTCTCATAGAACGCCAGCCGCAGGAGCATGATCACGCGCGGGCAGTGATAGAGCGCATGCTCCACGAACTGCTCCGCGAGCTTGAACGGGGGATTAGTTACAATCGCCTCTACATCGAAGCGCCGCTGATGCTCCATCAGGAAATCAATCCTGCTCTCAGAGCCCTCACAGCCATAGGCGTTCAGGTCGGTAGACCAGACAGTGTGGCCACGGGCTCGCAGGATATTAGTGATACGACCGCGACCGCAGGCTGGCTCCCAGATGTGATGGGGCAGCTTCTCCACCCGCAGCAGTGCCTCTATCGCCGCATCAGGCGTCTCGTAGAGGTCGTCCTTGCGATCACTCAGCGAGTGCCGCTTGGACCCCGTCGCCGACGAGTCGAGCATCTGCTTCCCTCACTACGATCCAGACTAAACCGTTGCCTTCAAACTCCTTCTCAAGCTCCAACTTGCGCAGGTGCTTGTCGTCAGGAGTGAGCCCACGGCTCACCATCCAATCCAGTATAAGTTTAGCGCGCCCATCGAGGTCACCCCGCAGTTCCGGGAATACCATCTTGCAGGTATAGGGTCCGGTGATGGGCGTTGCTTTCCCGAGCCTCTGGAGCACGTAGTAGTCATCCGCCTGCTTGATCCAAGCACGATACCTACCGGACTTCACGCGCCCAAAGCCCTTGCCCCCCTTGCGGTTGGCGAAGGCGTTGTTGGCAGATGGCGCGACGGGAAGAGAGAGCGTGAGCATTTAGCACCTTGACTTCGGCTACGAACGTATTACAAACGGAACACACACGCAACAGGAGTCTGACATGAAGTCTACCCTATTCGGAGCCGCCGTTCTGGTGTTCGCCACCAGTGTGCAGGCCGAGCCGATACCCGACCCGCTGCGGACCCACCTCATTGCAGGCTGGATGAAGTACTGCACCGGAACCTTCGACACCCCCGGCAACAAGAAGTCTTGGACCCCCAAGGAAATCTCCGACTTCTGCGCTTGCGGCTCTGTCACTATGGCAGACCGTACCACACAGGAGATGTACGACGCACGCCAGAAAAACGGCGAGTACGCCAAAGAGTGGTGGACAATGCGCGAGGAGGTCAGGCTGTACTGTACGGACAAGTACGTGAAGCAGCCCGACGTGACGGATATCAAAGACAAGAAGTGGTGAGATCTGCGAGGCAGGGGTTACCTCATCGGCAAGCGCGAGTGTCGGTGTACCAGAAAGGCGACCTGCGGCCCTGTCTTGTGGGGTGTTTTAGCCCCGGTTAGTCATACCGTTCAAGGTCGCTGTCTCGCGCGCTAATTCATAGACGTTGGCAGAGGTGCCCGATGTCCAAACGCAAGCACATCTCGTGGAAGAAGAAGTATGCGTCAGCCCTGCTGGCGCTGGGGGACATCCCCTATGGGCATGCCCGCGAGATGACTGCGGACCAGATGATCTCGTTGTATCACGTAGATCATGGCATCCTGCATGAGACCGAGAACGAGAACGTCGATCAGTGGTGGAACCTGACGCCGAGGCTGATCTCGGCGCATCGTCTCAAGACGAAGGCCGATGCCAAGATCATCGCCAAATCCCGGCGCATCCGGGCTTCGCTTGAGAACTCTATGAAGCTCTCCCGCGAGAAGCTGGCGGCTGACTTTCTCACGCCCGCCGAGCAATTCTCTCAGAAGTGGGCTGAATACGAGCGCAAGGCGAAGCCGAAGATACAGTCGCGTGGCTTCGACAAAACCCTACGTAAGAAGATGAGCGGAAAGGTAGAGCGACGATGAGTGACCCCCGATACTGGGCATGGTGGCAGGACAAGCTCGCTGGCAAGAACCCGCCCGCCTCTGAAGGCACACCCTATGCCGGGTTCTACCGTGCCGTTCGCAAGAGCACCTACGGTGGCACCAAGTGGGCGATCCCCATCGCCTACTGGCCCGGAGAAGAGGGCGTCATTCACTGTCGCGAGGGCCTCCGGGATGTGACCGGAGAGCGCGGTCGCGACATCTGGATCAATGTCTGCAACAACCCGGTACCCGAGGAGTGGTATCGCGAGGTCGCCGAGGGCGATCAGCCTGAGTGGCGCGATGGCATGGCCACAGTGGCCCCCATGGGCGACAACAAGCCACCGGACGAGACCGACTTCGACTACCTGAAGGGCAAGATCGAAGACAACGCTCGCACAGCCAAGCAGATTCTTGAAGATGGTCCTATCAAGGAGCAGACCGAGGCTGACCTGATCAGCAACCTCGCAGACGTACTGAGCGAGTTCTGGAAGAAGGCTGACGAGGCCCGCAAGAAGGAACGAGCACCTCATGACGAGGCGCTCAAGGCCATCCAGATCAAGTGGTCGCCGCTGTTGCTGGCGGCAGAGGCCTACAAGACCCTGAAGTACAAGCTGCTAACGCCTTGGCAGATAGCCCAGACGCAGAAGGCCGAAGAAGAAGCCAAGGCGGCGGTGGCGGCGGGGGAACCAGTGCCTGACACCCCCCGCCGTCCCCGTGCTGGCACGCGCGGTCGGGCGATGACCCTGAAGAGTTTCAAGTCAGCCGAGATCACCGATTATGACCAGTGCTTGGCCTTTTTTAAGGAGAACAGCGAAGTCCGCGCCACGATACAGGATCTGGCGAACAAAGCCGTGAGAGCAGGCGTGAGCGTGCCGGGTGCCAAGCTGGTCGAGGAGCAGAGGACCGTGTGATGGATACTGTGGATCCCGAGAGAAGGCAGAAGCTGCTTGAGGCAATCGTCAAGCGCGAAGCTGAGCTGCACGCAAAGAAGCTCTCCAACGATCAGCAGTACTGGGATCTGGTGAACTTCTCGCGCGATCACATCGGACGAGCGTCACACGATGCGCTGCTGCGCTTCAAGTGGGCTGAGTACGGATACAGCGAGGGCTGCGCTGCGGTGTCGTTCGTTCTTTGCACTCTGCTGGCTGTGGTTAATCGCGAGCTTAGCATCTCACCGGAGCAGTTCGCTGAGATGGCGAAAGAGCGGCTGATCCATATCCGCGAACACTACGAAGACGACGAGGAGGACGAAGATGAATGACCACACCAATCCAACGCCCCGGCGGCCCATCATGCCAGCCGTGCCGGGACCAAACAATCCGGGCATTGCTGCCAAGGCTGTTGCCCTGCGTGAACAGAAGGCACGCGAGGTATTTGCTGAACCGCCTGCACCGCTACCGCCTCGCGCGCCGCTGCCACCGGATGCACCTCTCTATCGAGTATCCGGCCCCGTGGGCAATCTCGCCAAGGGGATCAGTGGCGTGATGACCGAGGTCGGTACCATCAGCAAGAGTGGCTACAACAAGTTCCACGGCTATGCGTATGCCACGCTGCAAGACCTGCTCTATGCGGTCACTCCGCTGATGGGCAAGCACGGCGTGTGCATTATCCAGAATGAAGTGGAGCGCACGGCTGCCGAGACCCGGATCATGGTGACCTACGAGTTCAGCATCTTCCACACGTCAGGAGAGATGTGGCCCGAGCGCCCGCGCTTTACCGGCATGGCGATTGGACGCAACCAGAAAGGGGAGTGGGACGACAAGGCGATCAACAAATGCCACAGCGCCGCGAGGAAGTACTTCCTGCTGAGCTTGTTCCAAGTGCCCAGCGGGGACTTCGATGACGCCGATGAGGGACCAGCGCAACCTGCCGCAACAAAACAGCAACCCAGCCAGACTGAGCGCGCCAATACTCCGCAGCAACCCAGAATCAACGAGCGCCCTCGCACCGTACCGGGACCGGCCACGCCTGATAAGCAACCCAGAACAAATGAGCGTCCTGCTACGAAAATATGGAGCCCGCACAAGATCGGCTTCACCGAGGGCATGACTGCCGACAAGTGGGCGGGCGAGTATCTCTTCGCCATCAAGACAGCCAAGAGCCAGCAAGAGATTACGGAATGGGACGGGCTGAACGATGCCACGCTGCAGCGGCTCAGCGATAAGTACCCCGAGGTCTACGAGCAGGTGAGGGCGGCGGCGGAGCAGCGCATGGAGCAGCTTGCACCACCTTTAGTGGTTGAGGTTGGCCCCGAGAACGCCATGCCCGACCCAGCCAAGGACGCGCAGGAGGCGATGAACTGGGTCGCACAGAGCCTCGTAGACGCGCCGAGCTACGAGACTGCTGAGTTGTTCTGGAACGGAATGGTCGCGCCACGCGAGAAGGAGTTCGACCCGGCTGACTGGGAGCTACTCATGAACGAGTGGCGACGAGCCGAGATCCGATTGAACACTGACGTTGAGCCGGATGCGCCGGAAATCTAATGCCCATCGAGACTACGCTGGTCAAGCGGCCCGCGCTCTATGTGGGAGAGATCGGGTTCTTCCCGACCAACCACATGGCGGCGGAAGACATCGCGCCAGCCAAGATGAACGCCGAGGTGGTGTGCAGCTTCTACACGCCACGCAACCTAGAGAGCCTCAAGTTCCTCTGGGCGCTCGTCCACAAGGTCGCCGACAACAGCGACAGGTGGTTGGACAAGGACGAGGCGATGGAAGACCTCAAGATGCGCGCCCGGTTCGCGCGCTTCGTGGTGGGGCCTGACGGCAAGGTGGAGCTACGCCCTAAGAGCCTGAAGCGAATCAACGAAGAGGCGCTGCGGCTCCTGACGGAGAAGATGATGGATATTATCTGCGCAGAAATCCTGCCCGGTATGAAGAAGAACGACCTGCGCAAGGAGATCGAGGTGATGCTTGGAACGCGGACCTGACTTTGGATGCGACTGGAAGTACTGGGGAACACCATGTCGCGTTGTCAACGTCATCATTGAGGACGGTCATGTGGTTGCGCTTCTTATCAATACCGGTGTCGGCCCTGATATCCGAGCAGAACTGAACGAACTTACCTACGAGGTGAGACGCGACAGTTGAAATGACCGGCATCACATGGCGTCAGAGGCTGATACTGGAGGCTGCTTCAAGAGTGAACTACCTGCCGTTCCGAGCACACCGGCAGATCAATATGCCCAACGGAGTCTGGGGCTCGCTGGTTGATCGCGGGTTCCTGCGTCACAGCCCTACGGGATGGGAGATCACCCCGGAGGGGCGAGAGAAGATCGCTAACGGAAGGAACCGCAGATGATCCCTGATCGAATCGAGTACCTGCTCATGCTGGCACGCGACGAGCGCACCGAGAACGATGACCTCATCGACAAGCAGAACGAGATCTTCGCAGCCCGTGCGATAAGATTGCTTCAACTGGAGGAGCTACACCGGGAGACCGGACGCATCCTGCAGGAGGAACTCAAGCGGTTCGCCCGCTGGATGCCCAAGGGTCACGCCCCTCCGGGCACAGCGGTGCGAGTGGAAGGCGACCCGCGCCAAGTAACTCCGTCGCGGGAGCAGTATGAGGCCATGCCGAAGGTTGTCCAACAGGGGCCTATTAATCCTCTCCTGAACCCCCAGATGAATCTGGCAAGAAAGGAGAAATGACATGGAGCTATTCACGACCGAGGCGCTAGCCAACTGGCTGCGCAACCAACCCTCTGATCAGGAATATGTCTGGTCGGACCCAGTGTTCTGCCTGATGGGGCGCTATCTCGCAGACAACGGCTCGTGCTGGGGTGAACAGGGCTATTCCGATATGCCCAACTACGAGGTGATCGCAGGCCAGAAGCCGTGGACGTATGGCGCGGCGCTGGGGCGGGCCGAGAAGGTGCTGGCGCTCCCGCCTCCGCCGCTGCAGATCGAGGCTTCGCGTGAGCTTGAGACCGTAGACGCGGGGTGACTGACGATAAGCCCTGCGTGTATGGCCACCGTGTCGGGGCTGGCACCTCTCCCTGACACGGTGGTCTCATTAACCTAGGTTAATTAATTATTCCGCTTGTATTACAAACGAACCACGTCTAGCCTTGCCTCGCGGCAAATTCACCCCCGAGGATCTCCAGATGAACAGACTACTATTAGCTGCCGTCCTGCTGGCTGGAACGGCGCTCGCTACATCAGCCAGCGCAGGTACACTCACTGTCGGCGCACTATCCGATGCACAGGTGGTGCCACAATCGGCATCCGCACCGTGCATCATCTGCGCCACGACGCAGGCCCATAACCCTGTGGGTTTTGGGTACAACAACTTCAATTCGACGGGGAACGATGCGTCGTTCAACCTGTTTAGCTCGAACATCACTGGCGCATTTGCCAATGATGATGACCTCACGGTCACGCCCTACACCGGCACTCTGCTCAAGAACTTCCTGACATCGGTGGGCGACGTTAACCTCACCTTCGGTGTAGCCATCGACGTGAACAGCACGTCAGCCAAGTCGGAAGTGTTGCAGCAGTTCCGACTGATCGATCTCGATCAAGCAGGCGATGGGCCTCTCGGCTCGTTGGTCCTGTTCAGCATCCTCAACCCAGTTCCGCTGCCCGACATTCGCAACGGGAACGGCAGCGCCGACTATCTGATCACGGGCTTCAACCTGAGCGGGCTTGCCAACCTCGGCGACCGCCTCTTGTTTCAAGCAACATGGTCGGGTGCAGTCGATGGTGGCGAGAGCTTCTATATCGTCCCCAGTCTAGTAGCAGTACCAATCCCGGCAGTCGGGGCAGGCCTTCCCGGTGTGATCGGGGCGTTCAGCTTGTTTGGTCTGTGGGCTAGGCGTCGTCGTCAACGCCTTGGACTCGCATGAGTGCGGCGGCCCTGTTCCTGCTCGGTCTGATTGGCCTCTTTGCCCTCCGGTGCAGGACGAACAAATCGCTCAACACGGGCGTGGCCTAACAAAAAAAGGAGGCGCAGATGTCTGCGCCTCCAGTTCGCTGCGTGATTCCCAGAGAACGAATCACGATGGCGTGGGGACAAGTGTACCCTCGGCAGGTACCCCCACAATGATCCAGCCAGTCTGTTCCGTCCAAGCTGTCTTCCATTCAACCTTGCGTCCACCTTCTATTTCGGGCGGCAGATCCGGCGGCAGCACGATGGGATGGGTCGGACGATCACTTGAGATGCCATAGCCGGGGTCACCAGCCATGCCCCATCCGGGCGGTCGTCCCGGCCCCGCGATAGGATTGGTCGGCCTCGGATCGGTCGGCCCCCAGATACCTAGCGGCGGTTGTCCACCTTCCGGCGGGAAGTAGATCGGGTGTGACGGACGCGGTTGCTGTCCGGGCAGAGTGTTGTCAGGATAGGGCGGCTGTGGACGCGCCCACGGGGGTGAGTAACCCGGATCGACCGGAGGCCGTGCCCAAGGAGGCGAGTATCCGGGGTCCACCGGACCACCGGGGCCAACTGGAATACCATAGCCGGGGTCTTGCGCCATGCCCCACCACGGAGGACGACCGGGACCGGCGATGGGATTAGTCGGGAAGCCGGGGCCTTGTGATGGATAGGGCGGCTGCTGTCCCGGCGGCCCGTCGATGGTAGTAATCAAGGCATAGAAAGAAGGCATGTCAGTTCTCCTTGGGGGGTTGAGATGGTGGGCAGGGCTGCGGATCCCATGCGAATGCCAGTTTCCTTGCCCTGATATGTGCATTCACAGCGTTGGTCGTGCCCACTTGCGCTCTTTGTGGTTGAGAGTTCTGTGGATCTTTTGTCCAGACATCGAAGAGATGGGACATTGATTCCACCAGCCCCTTGTCGATGCCATCGAACACCAACTGGCGTATCCGTTCACGCTCAGTGGGATCAACGCAATCATAACCGACCTTGCCTACAGCATCGCGCTGTTCAAGCAGCGCAATCGCCATCAGCGTCAGCAATACCGTAATCACGATGACCGCGAGCGCCACCCACCGTTCCTTGTTCACGCAATCTCCAAGCTTCCTCCGTCCTCGACCAGCTTCTGCACCTTCTGCAGTAGCTCATCTACCCCCGTCACGATGTCCACCTCGTGACGGTTGATCGGACCCCAGTGCTGGCGCAGCACCCGCAATCCGATGGCTGTGGTCATGACCGCGAACGCTGGACTGAACTTGGCCAGCCACTGGTAGGCCGCGCCTTCTCCTGTCCCGTATACGTTCAGGTTGTTGGCACTAGGATAGATGTCCTCGCTGAAGGTCTCCAAGAAGCCATTGGGATCTGCCCAGTACTCCATGAAGAACTCCTCGATGTACGAGGAGGAGTTGGCGAAGTTCCAACTGGACTGGAACAACCCGGCCTCACAGGTGTCAGCCGAGGTGTTCTCGGCGCTCATATCCCGTCCTTCACAGTACTTGCCCGAGCTTTCTCTCATGCCCAGCCCAATGAGCAGCACAAACAGGTGCCTGATCCGGTCACGCTGGTTGGTGTTGGTCATGCCCTTGGCTTTGAACTGGTCCTTGTACCAAGCCAGCGCATCCGTATCGGAGTTGCCCACCGCCTTGGACATGAAGACGGCTGCTTCCTTGCCGTTCTGCTGCATGATCAGGGCCGCCGCGAAGCAGAAGGCCATCCCGGACATGTATCCGGGAGGAGACGAGCCCCGGTCGGGCCAATCGTAGTCGTCCAGATCGGACGCAACGACCAGCCGGTCGATCTCCATCTTCATGTCATCCGGGATACCATCGTCGCCCATGTCCATCTTGGCGTTGAGGGTATCCACCTCGGCCCACGTCATCGGGCCGACCACGCCGTCTGCCTTCAGTTCGCACGCCGCTTGAAACGCACGAACCTGAGTATCCGTAATAGAACCAAAGTCGCCATCTGCCGGTATCCCCAACGAACGCTGGAGCCTAGCCACCGCTTCACCTTGGTCGCCCTCTTTAAGAGTAGGATGCGAATCAACGTCAGGCCCCGGCGGTTCCGGCGGCAGGTCTATATCTGGCGGCCTCGGTCCCGGCTCGGGCTGCCAGTCAGCCTCCTCGCCCGTGATGCCCTCTGCAATAGCGGTACAAATCTCGGGGAACTTCTCGGCATAGATGTTGCAGTCGGCGCGCGAGTCTACGAAGCACACCTCCACTAGGACTGCAGTCTCGCTGGTGTCGTTGAGGAAGGTCAGGTTGCCCTCCTTGGGACCACGATTTTTCAGTCCAGAAGCGGTACATATCTTGTCCACGATCTGATCGGCATACTTGCTGCCAGCCGAGGAAGCATAGAACACCTCGCTGCCCACCGGCTCGTCGCGATAGCCCTCGCCCGTACTATTGAAGTGGACACTCACGTCGAGGTCGTGAGCGCCCTGTGCGTTGTGGAACGATACGATCCTATCTAGATTTTCTGACTGATCGTCCGACACGTCGTCATGGTAGACGGTGACCTCATTGTCCATGGACTTCAGGACAGTCGCCACCTGATCCACGACCAGCCTAGCCTCATCGACCTCATCGATGTAGCCGCTGGCACCACGGATGTACTTCCCGTGGCCTGACGAGATGACAATCTTCATGGGGGCCTCCCGAATCGGAGCGCCATCCTATCACGTAGGGACTTCGTTCCATGCGCCGGTCACATACCCGTAGAAGGCCAAGACCAGCAGCACCAAGATCAGCACAATCGTTGTCGAGATCGCCATCTTGGTCTGGCGATCAGGCATGGATGATGAAGCCGAAGGCGTGCCACCCCAGCAGGAACAGCAGGATGAAGAACAGCAGCGTGCTGGCATGAATATACGGTCCAGCCAGACCACCCCACGTTGTTCCAACCCACGAGAGGATCCAGAACACCATCAGCACCCAGAACAGAAGCCCTATCGACATGGCAGCCTCCTTGGTTATTCTTCTCCCGTAACCTGCTCCTCCAACGCCTTGAGCGCGGCCAGACCGGCAGCCCCGTAGACCGGGATGTCGCCCTTGCCCCACGCCCGCCGCACGATCTCGGATCGCGCCATACCGGTGAGCCGGTGGATCCGCTCGATGGTGTGGTTGACCTCTCGGATCATCGGCCCGCCCGCTGCATTCTTGTGACCGGCCCAGCCAGTCTCTTGGAACATGCGGGGATCAGCGCCAGCCTTCTCAGCTTCCTGCGCCATGACGTGCTCGTTGAGACCATACCAATCGGGCTGGGTCTTTCCGGGCTGCATCAGGTCACTCATCTGCTCGTCCATGGTGCCCGGTTTGCGGTGCCCCATGAAATCGCCAGCGAAGTTGTGACGCTTGGGGTTCTGCCCGCCAACACCCAGCCCCTTGAACCCGCCCTCGTCTTGGATGCGCTGTGCGGTGTTGCTTAGCTGGCTGCCATACTGTGAGGCGACTGGTGTCGGCCACTGATGGGTCTGCTCTGGCCAACGCTGGCCCTTGGCAGCCAAGTAGTTCTGGTAGCCAGCAGCAATCAGGTTGTCCCTCGGCTTCATGCCGCCGGTCGTCGCCGCCATCGAGGTGGCGAACTTCTCCCGGAACGCCGCACGTCCCGCCTTCGGACCCATCTGGCGCACCAGATCCTGCTCAAGCTGTCCCATCATGTACCAGTCTTGCGTGGTCAGCCGCTGCATGGGGCCGACAAACTCAGGACCAGCACCACCGGGGCCAACGAAGTCAGGCCCCCGACCACCACCAAGCAACCTGCCTCTGCTGTAGGCCGCTTGCAGCGCCCTGCGGGTCTCTATCGAACCTATCTTGTAGAAGTGCTCCGCCAGCTTGTTCAGCGTCTTGGGGACGATCTGGATGGTGTCGGTGTTGAGCGGATAGTTCTTGGGGTCCACATCGAACCGCGCATTCTCATCGAAGTACGGATGGTATCCGTTCTCATCCATGTCCTTGATGACCCGAGCCCGCTCCTTCATGAAGGCTTCGGCGTCTGGCGTCTGCTGCTTGGCCTCAAACGTCAGTTGCTTCCCATCAGGCCCGTACACGGGCTTGCCCGTCTTGAAGTCTGTCTTCGGCTTGATCTTGGGCGGCCCGACCGGAGGATACTGCTCAGCGTACTGCGGGAACGGCGCATTGGGATTGGGTGCGTCACGCCACTCGGGACTGCCGGGTACCGGCTCCGTCCTGACTTCCGTACCGGGCTCTCGCTCCAGCTTGTAGATCTTCGCGTCCTTGAACGGCTTCTCACCCCGCTTGAGCTTCCCCGTCTTCTCGATCATCTGGTGTTCGCGTGCGACATCCTCGGTCTCCCACGAGGGTCTGGACGGGAGCGTGCTGTCAGCGCGCGTCTGCACGTTGCGCGCCTCGGCCTCACCAGCCTGCGCCTTGTAGATGCGGTAGCGGATCACCCGCTCCATATCCGCTTTGTCTTTCGGACTCGCCGCGTCGTAATCAATGCCCTGCCTCTTGGCCATATTCCGGGTGAGAGTTGTGACCTCCGACTTCGCCAGCGGAAGACCGCGCGGGTTAGAACCGGGCGCGAACTTCTCATGCTCTTGGATGGCGTGCTGCATCTCATGCAGCAGCATGTCGCGCGCGCCCACGTCGCTTGCGTACTGCTTCCCGAACAGGTCGCCGACACCACCGCGCTCATAGGTGGGGGCATTGACCGCTATGTCTCCGTGCGACCCCTTGAGACTGTACTTGGTCGGCGGCGCATACTCGGCCCCCGGCTTGATCCCCTCGCCCACCTCCAGAGTGGTCTTCATATCCTTGAGCCACGGATAGGCCTCGTAGGCTGCCTGATGCTCTAGCTGCTGCTCCATTCGTTGGTTAGGCCTGAACCCAGTTGCCCGCGAGGCAGCATCCGCCTCGTAGATGCGATCCTCTGGGTGCTCTGGCCTGATGCGCGCCTCCGCATCCGAGATCTCAAAGCGCGGCTTGCCATCAGCACCAAACTCCCACCCCGTTCTGTTGCGGATGGTCGCATGCGGGACGCCCTCCTTCAGCATCTGCTCGGCTTCAGCCAGCTTCGGAAGGTTCGCAGTCTTCGCACCCTTTCCACCGAAGATACCCAAACCGGGCTTCGCGAACGGAGCATTGAAGCCGTACAACCCCAACGCAGTTTCAAGACCGGCGGGCATCTCCTCGGGAGGAGGACCAAAGCTGGGCAGATCTTCGTGACTGCCAGCGTATTCACCTCTGCGCTGCAGATCGCCACCGACATGCGTCAGGCGTTCTGGCGTACCCACTATCTGCTTGCCCATCTCCTTGAGCACATACGTGGGAAGGGTCTCGCCTTCCGCATTGACCTTGGGTGCCGGGATATCCTGCACAGGCGTGGTGGACGTAACAGTCGGGCCTGCAGTGGCGCTCAGCCCACCGGGGACGTTGCGCCTTGCTAGCTCCGCATCCAGCGGATCGGGCTCACTCGAATCAGCATTAATACCGCCGCCGCTGGCGAAGCGCCGCACCGCCCCACCATTAGCCGAGAGCATGACCTGACGACGCGCCTTCTCCCTGACAACACCCTCAAGCTCCCGGAACTCCGCCCCCGGTGCGCCAGCCCGCAACAGCTTAGCTTCCTGATAGGGAGCAACCTCACCGCCGTCAGCGCGAGCTTCAGCGGTCGGAGGCTTGCGCGATCCTCGTGTGTAGGGGCTGGGATAGTGCCCCATGAACGCTTGGTTGCCAGCGACCAACTGACCAATGGAGAGAGGTGCCTCACTGCGCCGGTCCTCGACGTTGCTGCTACTGGGTAGCTCGGCCCAACGGTCCTTGACCTCGCCACCCTCGGCATACCCTACTTTCCCCTTCGCTTTAGCAGCGCCGCGAGCGAGCGATGATCTTTCACGCGCCGCAGCAGCACGCGCTTTATTTCGGGTCTTGATTCCTTCGCGGCCAAGCGGGCGTACCGCTCCGCCACTTGCATAGCCCGCTGGTGCTGACTGATCAGGGTGTGGTCCTCCCGTAATGATGCTGGTGCGAGCGGCACGCGCGCCGAACTTCCCGACCGTTCTCCAGAATGCGATCCGCTCCTGCGGCAGGGACTTGCCGAGGAGCATGTGACCCACAGCCGGGTCAACCATGCCCTCCACAAGCAACTCCTGCACCGACTTGATGCCCCTATCACGAAGAACCTTCACCCGTCCTGCACTCAGGAACCCAATCGCCGCTCCGAGAGGACCGGCTGTGAGCCCGCCGGTTGCGCCGCCAAGCAGATGAAGAACCTTCGACAGATTGCTTCCCTGCAAGCCGAACTTCTTCATGGCGTAGAGGTCTTGCGCCGTGTTGGATCCACCCGGCACCTTGGTGGCATCGATGCTCATCTTGGCGCGACGGAGATCCTTGGCGATCAACTCCATCGTCTTGATCTGCTCGGGCGTGAAGCCGAACTCGCGCAGAACCGCACCGTTGCCCTTGATGAACGTCTGGAATTGATCCGCCTTCAGGATATCGATCTCGGTCGTACCAGCCGCCGTGTTGGAGACCAGCCTATTGGTCATCCAATCCGTGATAGCCCTGCGCGCACCGTCCTGCGCTTCAGGTGTGGTCAGCCTCGACATGATCTCTCTGGCATCATTGACCGCAGTCTTGCTACCGAAGACGCTGCCGATGAGCTTGGAGATATCCTCCTTGTCCCTCACCCCCATGAGGTCACCGAAGATGCCCTCGTTCCCCTTCTTGCTGACAGCAGCACGCTCAGCCGCAGCTTCCTTGATTGTCCGCGCCTGCTCCTTTGTGGCTGCCTTTACTCCGAACCCGGATGTCTGAACTTCCTCCAGCCGTCGCGCCAGCGCACCACCATCACGCTCGGTCACGGCACGCAGCGCATGCTGCTTGCCCCTCGCCCAACTCATCACCCTGCCGGGATCAAGGTTGCCGTTCACATCGGTGGCATAAGCCCGCATGTCGGCAACGAGAGCCTCGCTTACATCCTGAAGACCACGGCCTCCAGTCGCACGCAGATAGGCGTTGACTGTGTCGTATCCCTTGGGACCGGTGGGAATGATCTTGCCGGGAACGGTAGAGGGGGTTGCCCTTAACTCACCGCCCTGTCCCGGCCTGATGACGCCTTGGATCGGCTCCACCTTGAAGGTGGCCGCGCGTTCCTTGGTCGCTGCCGTCGCTGCAGCAAGACGCTCTGCTGCATCGGCAGACATGGCCGCTTGTTGCGGCCCTGCAGGGACACCACGCTCGAATGGTGCAGCAACAGACTGCTCTACCATCCCTCGCAACTCGGCCATGCGCCCCCACGCAGGCGACTCACCAGCCCGCCGCCGCTCTTCACGCATCGAGGTCGAGATAAGACTGCGCAGCGACCGCATCTCCCTGAACGAGGTGACCGGGCCGTAACTGTTGATGACCCTTTGAATAGCCCTCTCGGCATCCGTGACGCTCTCGGCATCCGCCAGCGTCATATTGCTGCGGGCACGGAACTCCGCATTGATCACCGGACTGGCGTCAACCGAGAGCCTTCCTTGCGGGTCAATGTCATCCCACAGCCTGCTGGCGGCGTTACGTGACGCCGTATTGGCTTCAGTTAGCTCCCGCTGGAACACCTGACCGGAGATATCCGGGGTAAAGCCGGTGCCACCCGCTGCTCGATCTGCCGCTTCGGCTCGCGCTGTTGCTGCCTGTGTCGTTGCTTCGGCCCGCGCAATCGCTGCTTTCTCTGCCGCTTCGGCAGCCGCATCCTCGGCCTTCATCCTCGCGCGGAGATCGTTGGCGACCTCCTCGGGGTTGCCGGGTCTGATGACATCCTTCTCCAGCGCACCCTGTCTTGCGGCTGCCTGCTCTGCGCGCCGCTCCGCAAACGGGGCCTGCTCCTTCGTCGCCACGCCGCGTTCCAACTGCCCCAGTCCGTAGTCGCCCGTGGCTTGGAACGTCGTTGGCTCTGAACCGGGGACGATCTCCTCAACATCTCGCAGCTTGTCCCGTAGAGCGGGAACCGGGGTCTTCGTGGACCCCTTCATGGCCAACCCGGCCATCTCCTCTTGACCGGCCTTGCTGTACAGCCGCATCTCATCCGCAAGCGGACCCTCACGAGGCGGCTTGACCTTCGTTACCGGGGTCAGCGGCTGGCCTAGCTGCTTGAGCCCAAGACCGGGGGTCGCTAGCTGCGCCGCAAACTCTGTGTATGCCTTGGGGATACCGGTCCTCTGCTCGACCGGCTCACCGACAACTGCACGATAGGCAGCATTGATCGGAGAGGTGACGTATCCCAGCGCCCCCAGCCCGATGTTGCCAACACCGTAGAGAGTTTGCTTGGCGCTCTCCGCCAGATCGCCACCAGTAGGCGTGCGAAGCTGCTCAACGCCACGACCTATTCGCGCCTGCTCCTCCCGCCGCATCTCCTGATAGATCGCAGGGTAGTCATAGACAGTCGTGTTCGTGCGCTCGGCATGTTGCCCCGGCTCTGCCGGTGGCGGCGGACGATCAGACGGCAGCACATACGGCTGCTCAGCAGGCTTGGCATCGCTCGGTCGCACAGTGATCTGTGCTGGAGCCGCATCGGGACGATCTGACGGCAGGATATATTCGTCAGCCATGCATCACCTGATCCAGCGCGCTACGCCGGGATACTTCTTCTCGAAAGCTGCAGCCACTCTCGGATCGTTTCCGCCATTCTTAAGCGCGTCAATGTCTGCTGGCGAAATGACAGAGACCGCTGCTCTAGCTGCGTACATCTCGGCTGGATGGTACCGGAAGAACCCATTCTCCATCGCATCGGCATCGCTGTGGTAAGCCGCGATGTTCTTCGGATTGTTCATCCAGTTATAGTGATCGCGCTCACGCTGGGCGGCTTCCCTGTTTGCAGCGATGACAACTCTGGCACCCTCGACTGTCATCTCAGCACCGGGGAAGGCCTTCACCGCCATCTGAACGATGGCTTGCGCGTTATGCTGACCACCACCAGTCAGCCTCGACTGCAGGAAGCCGCCAACTGTCGTGTCCTTGAACGCGGCTTCCATTGCGCCCACCACACGAGGATCGAACGGCGGTTTCCCGCCCAATGTCCCTACCGTCCAGTTGACTAACCGCGCCGCCTCATTGCGCACTCCAGCACCCGGACCTTGAGACAGCAATCCCTTTGGCGGCAACTTCGCTAGCTCGCCTTCCAGCCTCGATAATTGTCCAAGCGTATTCTCCGCAGCAGCATTGGTCGTGCGGACATCAGTCATGACCTTGTTGTAGTGGTTCCGGTTCGATGTCAGCACACCGGGATTGGGCCGCCTGATAACCCCCTTCTCCGTGGACGGGTTAAGCGGATCTTCAGGGTCTACTTCCGCTATTGGCTGGAGCGGATTGACGGCAGATGTTGTGGGCGTGTTTCTCCCCGGTATCGGCCCCGGCACGACCGGCCCTGCTGCCGCAGGCTTTGCTGCCGGTGGTTGTGGCTGGTTGGGTTGTGGCTGCTGCGCAGGAGGTTGCTGTGCAGGAGGCTGCTGTGTCGTGGGTGCTGGCTTGACCCCGCTCACCTCCGACATCAGCGGTCCCGGTGGCTTCGTCCCCGGCACAGTGGCGGGCGACCACCCGACCCTGCCGGTGGCTGCGTCATAGAACTGATCTGATCCGCTCTCTGGATGCGTGTACCCAGTCGGCTTCCATTGCGCCTTCTTCCCCTCGGCGATTTCTTTGTTCAACCGGTCTCTTGGCACGCTCCTCGCGTCATAGGACGGATTAGGAATGTGGCTATCGACCATCGTGCCATCCCCGCGCTGCCACATATACGTGGGGAACTCGCTGCGCAGTTGATACTTGCTGTCGAGCAACTGATCCTCGCGGTTGTGCTCGATAGAGCCCGCCGCACCAGCAAGACCCTCGCCCAGCCCCGTCGCGAAGTACGGGCTCTGGCTGCGCAGCATGGCGATGCCAGCCTGCGTGAGCGGATTGGTCGCCCATCGCTGGCTCCAGTCACGCGGCGGCCTCTGCAGAGCCGGTATAGGTGTCGTCGTGACAGGACCGTAACCGAGGTTGGGAGCCCTCGGATCATCTCCCGGCAGCGGCGCTCGCCGCTTCTGCGCACTGACCTCAAGATCGCCTGCGGCATTTGGCGGCCCGCCTTCAAGCGGCGTGCCCTGCGAACCAACCGGAGCACCGGGACCGAAGCCGATGGGGGTAGTGCTGGGACCGGTGTAGCCAGCCGCTCTGGCGTAGGGCAGTCCAGCTTGTCCCTCGATGCCATAACGCTCGGCACCAATGCTCGCTGTCTGCGGGCCACCGGCAAAGCCCACATCACGACCAGCCCTGCTGCGGCTAGCGTTGCCAGTGCCGAAGTTCACCGGGTTGGCACCTCCCCACAGCGACTCATCGACACCTTGTCCGGTGGTAGCCCTCGCTACCCGTGTTGAGAACGGATAGTAGTTTGGATTGTTGACGATGTTATCGAGCGGCACGCCCTGCTGTACCGCACGGTCAATCGTAGCGGCTTGATATCCTTGCCGCGCCCTTGCGCCCCTACCCACCTCCGCCGTCGTGTTGGCATCAAAGATGCGCGCCAGCCGAGGATTGTCCTCAAGCTCACGCTGCACACGCTCGCGCGTCAGTTGGAGTGGCGAGACCTCATCAGCTTGCTGCGGATTACCTGCAGGCGAGCCGCGCGGCGGCCCAGTAAGTCTGCGTGACCCCTCAGTGCCAAGATAAGGCGCGAGCGGGTCTGGTGACGGGATGTTTGGCCGGGTGGGGAGCTTGTCCAGCCCGAGAGTAACGCGCGAGGGCGCAGCCGCCATCCTCTCCTTGAACACCCGCTCGTCTTCCGGGTTGCCAGTGCGCGGTATCACCGCCGGATCGCCAGTGTCCCGCGTATCTCCCCTGTCGCCCTCATCATCAGGGCCGCCGTCCTCAAGGTACTGGATAGCACCGGGAGCAACAGGGCCGCCGTGCTTGAACAGCCCGCCAATCAACCTGCCAGCCGCTCCTCCGATAGCGCCGCCAATCGGGCCACCAATAGCCGTGCCGCCTGCAGCACCAAGCGCGCCGCCGATGCTGCTGCCGAACGAGGAGGAGCTATCCTGCGATGTCGTGCCAATCGGCGAGGCCGTCTGCTGCATGCCCGTGCTGCCAGAAGCAGAGGCAAGCTGCGGCGCACGTATGTACGGCTGCTTGTACTTGGGGATCTTGAACTTCCCGAAGATGTCGGGCGTCTCGGGCTGGGTCGGCTGCTGCTTGCCTACCTGCTCGATATCGTGGAGCACCTCGTCCTTGGTGCCGCTGTCGTCCTGACTTTTGACACTGGTGCTGCTGCTGTCCTGCTGGCGCTCTTGATCGTCGTCATAGTTATCGCTACGCGAATCATCGCCTAGGTAGCCGCCGCTGGCGAGGCGCGGCACACGACCGCCGTCCTTGCTGGTGAAGAGCCCGCCCGCCACACTGGCGAGGCCCAGTGCCTGCGATAGTGGATTGGGCGTCGGCGGCGTGCTGACGCCGGTCGAGGACGCCGAGGTGCTGGTCGTCCCCTGACCCACCGTCCCCGTCAACGGGCCGATGCCGCCGAGGGCTGCGCCTTCCCAGTTCGCCACTTGGAACGGATAGGCTCCGCGCTGCTGCGCGTTGGCCGTCGCCACATCGAGTTCGCGCTGTGACTGTGCCTGCTGCACGGTGCCAGCCTTCATGGCCTCCTCGGCACCCTGTACGCTGAAGGACTTAAGCTTGTTGTACTCGTCCAGCGCCTGCGTGTAGCCAGACTGACGGAGCCCAGCGATGACGGGGGCCTGCGCTAGCTGCTGCTGCCCGCCCACCTCCGCTGCCGCCACACCCATGCGGTCGCCGCCGAAGGCGTTGCCAGACCGGATGCCCTGACTGAGCAGCGTGTTGCTCTGGATCTTGTTCTGGTTGTTGAACCAGTCCTGCGTGGCATTGACCACGTCCTCAGTATACGGAGACTCGATCTCACGTATCTTGGCGGGATCGAAGTCGCCGAGGTGCGTCCCGACATCGAACATCTGCTGGATGGCAGCAGTCTGATTGGGATTGAACGGCGCGACATTCGACTGCATCGCCGGGTCGAACGGCGTGCCAGACAGGGCCACAACCTTGTCGAGGAACGTCTCATAACGCGCTCCGGTCGCCGGGGATGGCCCCTGCGCGAAGTTCGTTGTGGACATACCGGACGAGGTGCCGCCCGTGGTAGTCGAAGCACCTGATGGAGTCGGTGCGCTACCTTTGCTCCCGCACATTCTTACCCTCGTCTCGTCCTCCGACACGAAGGATAGTCTCGACTAGCGGCACCACTTCCAGCGTTCGCTCCTTGCGCGCCTTGAGGTCATGCTCCTCAAGCCGCCGCATCTCCTGACGCATCTTCTCGTTCTGCCGTGGGATCGCCCCGTACATGAAGAAGGCACCGACACACGGCATGTGACGTGCGTACAGCCGCACCTTGCCCTCGGTGCGGTCGAAGCTGTTGATGCCAACCTGCACCGGTAGCTTCATCAAGTTGCTCGTCCACTTGGCCTGCTCGATCAGCATGCGGGCATAGTTGCTCTTGCGATACTTCGGATGGACGAAGTTCCACCGCTCCAGCAGGTACTCGTCGTCGCTGTACCAGTCGCTGACGATCAGCATTCCCATGGTCGCCACCACGCGACCGCCTTCATCGATCACCCAGATGAACCCACCCTTGCGCCGGGTGGCGATCTTGATTCCCTCCCGTACCTTATCGTCATTCACCCCGAACATGCCGTTCTCGCTGTGCAGCAGCATCAGCAGGGCGAAGATCTGGTCCTCGTCAGCCGGGGTCGCGAACCGCACACCCGGCACGCCTGTCTCGGGATGGTAGAATGGCTTCATCGTGATGGCCCCGGCAGCTTCTTCTGGTAGGCCTGCACCTGCTTGCGGATACCCTCGATGCTCTTGCACAGGATCTCCGTCCCCGCCTCGGGGTCACCACCACCCAGCGCCGCCACGATCTCGGGGTCTACCAGCATCTCGCCGCCAGCCGTGATGATGGGCGTGGTCTCGTCGTCCATGTCGTCCAAATACCCGCCATTGGCGAACCCGTGCGGCAGACCCTTGGAACTGACCGGCAGATCCTGAAACGGCACCTTCTGCGGCGGAGCCACGATGGGCCGGGGAGCCGGAAGCTGACGCGAGCCGGGGCCGGTGATCCTGCCCATGCGTCCTATCCCACCCTTCAGTCCGGGGGCAGCCCCTCGCCGCATACCAGCAGCGGCAGCGCCAGTCACGGAATGCGTGAGCAACTGCCCCCACATCTTGGCACCCGCCATGGTGTTGCCCTCGCCCAAGCCTGACACCACGTCGGCTGGGATGACGAAAGACCCCGTGCGCGCCCGCATCGGGATGCGATCCGTGCGCCCCGGTACACTGGAATTGATCAAATGTGCGCCCGGTGATTGCACTGCTGGCACATTGATAGCAGCCAGATTGGAGCCTCGGGGAGGCTTCACGTTCAGCGCCCCGAAGTGTGACTGCTGCCCCATGGAGCTTATCGAGGACGGGCTCGCCACGGGCTTGGCCAGCCCACCGGCTGCCAGCCCCCGCACCAGCCCGCCGTGCGCAAAGCCGGGGGTCTGTCCCAGCCCAGCCGTGGGCGAGGACATCACGTTGCTGACCATGGCATCCACGTTCATGGGCGTAGACGGATTGCCGCCACCCCCGGTGCCAATGTCGCTGAACCCCACCGAGCTTGAGCCTAGGCCAGCCGTCTGCTGGACCTTCTCCTGCTCCTGATTTTGCACCCCCTGCATCACCATCATCGCCGCTACCTGAGTAGAGACCCCGAAGGCCTTTGCCGTTGCCTCCACCAGACCGGGGGCCATAGCCGCCACCCTCTCCGGTAGTCTTGGGTTGGCGTCCGCCGCCTGTGTCGCCGAGGCTATCGCCTGCGCTGCAGCAGGCGAGGAGGGCGCGGGAACACCGGGCGCAGGCGAAGTGGTCGAAGGCGCAGGCCCCTGCGAGGGCGCTGGCGCGGGCGCGGGCGCGGGCGTTTGCGGAGTGGTCTGCGGCGTGGTGGTCTGGGGCGTCGTCGTCTGGGGTGTTGTTGTCGTCACCTCTACCGGGGTTGACCACGTCTGATCCTTATTCGCCTGCGTCATCGCATCGACAATGTCCGCGATAGTGGCAGGCGACCGCCCCTGAATGTCAGCAGAAGGCTGCGGCGACACGGCGGGGGCAGGAGCCGGTGTTTGCTCCTGTTGTCCCGTCTGCTGACTCATCGGAGTCGGATCGAAACTGTACGGATCAAGACCGGGAGTTACGGTCCCCGGCTCAGCTAAACCGGGAGCAGTGGAAGGATCAGCAGCAGGGAAACCGCCGAATGTAGCGGCATCCATCCCCTCGAACGCTTCCGCATTGGCATGACCAATGCCGGGAGTAGCAGTCGGCGCGGGCGCAGGAGCAGCAGGCGCGGCAGGATTGTAGCCCACCATCGCTTGCTCAATTCCCGCAGCGATCTGCGACGAAACCATGGTGCCAATACCGAAAGGCGCAGTTGTGCTCCACCCCAACGCAGCAGCAGCCTTGGTGGCAATATCTGTAAGTGCTGCCTTAGCCTGAGCAGGGGGAACCCCAGCCTTCTCCAAGGCTGATCTGGCCTGCGCCCCCTTCGCCATGGCGTCTTCTTTGCTGGTGATCCCCTTCGTGGCTTGCGTAACAATACTGTTAATCGTCTGCTGTTGCGCCGCCGCCTTCTCTGCTGGCGTAAGCGAGGGCGCAATAGCAGGATCAAGAGTGGACGGGTCCATACTCTCGAACGCTTCCTCGTTGGCATGCCCCTTCTCGCCAAGACCAGTCTGAGCGTCCATCGCTGCTTGGTTCGCATGACCCTGCGTTACAGCGCCAAGACCTTGAGCCTCCATCGCTGCTTGATTCGCGTGCCCCGGAGCAGGAGCAGCAGGAGCCGCCTCCATTGCCGCTTGGTTAGCGTGCCCTTGCTCTACAGCACTAAGACCGGGCGTGCTCCCCATCGTTGCCGGATTGGCGTGCCCCGGAGCAGGACCAAGGCCGGGAGCAGGCGCAGCGGGGGCAGGAGCAGGCGCAGCAGGAGGAGTCGCAATATCCGTCAAGGCTTGGGTCTGAGTAGCAATAGCTGCCTGCGTTGCAGCTTGGTTGTCCGCTATCGCTTGATCAACGGTTGCAGTGATGGCCTGATTGGTCAGTCCCGGAGCAGGAGCAACAACGCTCTTGTCAGCAGCCGTCAACGTGTCCGATACTTGTTGATCCTGCTCAGAAGCCGCCAACTGATCCACCACCGCAGACACATTCTCGTTCTGAGCTTGTGCTTCATTCTCTGCCTGCGCTTGTGCTGCCGCCTCCTGCGCTGCTTGCGTACTAACGGTGGCTGGCGCAGGAGTAAGATCGTGCGCAGCAGACAGGTTCTCCATATCCTGAGTGGTGGCGGGCGCACCCTTGCTTGCAGCAAAGTCTGCAGCGTGCGCAGCATCCAGTGCATCCTGCGCTGCCGTGTTGGCGTGCGTAGCAGCCTGTGTACCGGGAGCAGCAGTCTGAGAGTCGTCGTCAGTGCCTTGGGTGCCCTCAATCCCGCCAGTCTGCGCGCCGCCAGTGACGGCACCAGCGAGATCGGCAGAAGTTGCAAGGCCGCCTGTCATGCCGCCAGTCGGTGTGCCGCCAACAAGACCTCCAGCCGTAGGATCTCCGGTATACCCGCCGACCGTGCCGAGCCCATAGGTGCCGAGATTGCCGGGAGCCGCAGTAAAGTTGCCGGGACTGAACCCATAATTCGGATCAGCAGAGAACGATGGACCTCCGGTTATGGTGCCGGGATCGAGTGAGTTGGAGAAGGCCTGATTGGCAGTGGCTTTCCCGCCACTCAGTTCGTTGGCGATAGCTGCGCCGATGGTAGCCACGGTGCCGGGAGCAGGCGCGGCAGCGGGAGCAGTGCCGGGAGCAGGAGCATCAGTAGCAGGATCATCAGCAGACGTAGTGGGATCGCCAGTCGTCTGACCACCTGTCAGGCCGCCGGTCGGACCACCGCCACCGATAAGACCGCCAGCAGTCGGGTCTCCGGTATAGCCGCTGACCGTGCCAAGCCCATAGCTGCCAAGCCCAGCAGCGGGGGCTGCAGTGAAGCCGCCGGTAAAGTTCCCCATGCCGTAGCTCGGATCAGCCGAGAACGAGGGGCCACCCGTAACGGTGCCGGGATCAAGAGAGTTGGAGAACGCCTGCGCAGCAGTTGGACTCAAGCCACCACTGAGTTCAGCAGCAGTGGGCGCATTCACACCGGGCGCAGGAGCAGGCGTATTGTTCTGCTGCGCTTGGGCTGCGGCGCGATCCGAAGCTACTGAACCCAGTTCTGCCGCCTGCGCGGGGCTGATACCGAGCACGCTGCCAAGCACACTGCCTAGGTCCAGACTGGCTTGGTTGGATACTGGTGCGTTGAACCCCGGAGCAGGACCAATGTCTATCGGATTAGGCGAGGGCGGGGGCGGGGCCACAGGCGCAAACGGCTCCTGCGGACTTACCGGAACTGAAGGATCGATGGCTGGCCCGTAAGGCTCGTCGTGCGTCGTGCCCACATACGGATCGAGCGATATAGATTTCGACGCAATCTCCATACTAGGAGTGAGACCCCCCAGCACGCCCTTGGCATCAGGCCCAACTTCTGGTGCCTCAAGACCCGGAGCGGGTGCTGGAGTTTCCACATTACCCTTGTCATCAGTCGTCAGTCCGTAAGCTCCCGGTCCTGCAGGACCAAACGGTCCACCCGGATCGGTGGCGAATCCGCTGAAAGTATCGGTGGCCGGGGCTCCTGCTTGCGCAGGCGCACCATGCGCCACGCCAGTATACCCGAGGCCCTGAACAGCGTTCGTGATAGCGTCCGTAACAGCGGTGACGGAGGGCGCGAGACCCCCAATCACGCTTTGCGCATCGGGCTCAGCAGATGGCGCAGGCGCTGGGGTCGCCACATTGCCACGGTCGTCAGTCGTGAGCCCGTAAGCCCCCGGCCCAGCAGGCCCGAACGGACCACCCGGATCTTGCGAAAACCCGCTGAGAGTATCAGCAGCAACCGATAAGCTTATGCCGGGAGCAGGCGCGGCAAGACCGGGGGCAGGGGCAGCAACAGGCGCATCCTGAGTCTGATCCGCTGGGGCTGCAGCAGGATCAGTATCTACAGCAGCCGCGATACTCTGCGCTTGATTGCTCTCGAACCCGCCGCCCTTAGCACCGCTACCCGGATCTGATCCTAACGCCCCGAAGTCACCGGGGCCTTGCGTCGTCGTCTGATTGTTCGCCTTATCCATATCAACGCCCTTGCCTGCCAAGGCAAGTGCAGTCGCTACATCGAGGTCAGTTACCGCACCCTTTGAAAGATCGCCAAGCGGCTCGGTGGTTACACCACGATCAATGCTCGGCGCTTCAAACCCCGGATCGGGCTCAGCAGGAGCCGTAGCGGGAGGAGACAATCCGGGAGCAGGAGCCGGGGACGCCTTGTCTGCTTCCGCCTGCGCTGCCGCATCCATGTCGGTGTCGCTGACACTGGGGCCGGTCTGCCCCTGTGCTGCCAGCGCATCGGCAGCCGCTTGTGACACTGCGTCACCGACCGACAGGCCGCCGCCCCAACCAGCGGGAGCGCCGCCAAAGGCCTCATTGGATGCGCCAAAGCCGACTGTCCCCGGAGCACCTAGACTGCCGAAGGTGCTCTCCCACCCACCCGTTGTTGGATTGCCGTAGGCACTGGGACTGAGCCCGAACGAAGCAAAGGCTGGACTTGTGTTTGGATTAGCGACCGCAACAGTCGGGTTCGCAAAGGTCGGCTGGTCACCCACTTGCGGATTGCTCTGATCGATGTCGCCCGGATCATCGCTGGGCGCACCAAGATCACCCTTGCCATCGGTCGTGCTCAAGCTCGCGAGAGAGACATCTCCCTTGCTGCTGACATTCGTGTCCCCGAAGCCGAACCCGGTCGCAGCCGCAGCAGTATTGCTGGCAGTCGCCGCAGGCCCACCCTTGCCATCATCGCTGGCCTGATCGTCAGATGCAGTTACATCGGTGCCGCCGCTGACCGAGGTGGAATAACCGGAGGTGTCATCCGTGTCGCCCGATTGGTCTCCGCTCGCGAGGCCGCCACCGGGGCCGCTTGAGTAGCCGCCCCCGACATCGCTGGCGTTGCCCGCGAAGCCACCCGAGACAGTGTTGCTCGCCATGGCCGGGGAGGCACCAGCACTGGGGTTGCCACCACCGAGCGTGCCGCCGTAGCCGGGACCGTAGCCCGCAGCATAAGCCGCCTCGGTGGCACCGAGATCGGCAGCAGCCAGACCCAGAGCATTGGTGCCGCCACCACCAGCATCACCTATTCCGAAGGAGCCCGTCCCCGGCGTTGCAGCGCCGAGATCGCCGGGACCGAAGAAGCCACCGGACAGCGCGCCCACACCGGCATAAGCCCCATAAGCCGCCGCTTGAGCAGCAGGCATACCCGCCGCTTCAAGAGCCCCCGCGATAGCTCCGGGAGCCATGTCGGCAGTCAGGCCAAGAGCAGCAGCAGAGATGCCGCTGACACCGGAGATGCCATACGCAGCAGCCGATGGGTTGCCGAAGTTGCCAGTGTCGGGACCGGCAGCCGCTGGGCCACCCTTGCCGCCCGGATCGCCTAGGCCGAAGCCAAGCCCCGAGGCAGCAGGGCCTCCAGACACTGCGCCCGGTCCAGCACCGGGGCCTGCGCCGGGGCCACCCCAGCCTGCACCCGGACCCCCGCCGGGGCCTTGTCCGGGACCGCCCTGACCCTCACCGGGACCGCCACCGGGGCCACCCTGACCGTAACCGCTGTTGCCCTCACCGTAGCCACCGAAGCCGCCGCCAAAGCCGCCACCGAAGCCGCCAAAGCCGCCGCCGCCATCACTACCGCCGCCGCAGCCGCCGCCTTGACCGCCAGTGCCCGAGCCCTGACTGC